ATGGGATTAATTAAAAGAAGCAATGAAATTGCAATCCAACAGAATGTTAAGATGATGGTTTACGGACAAGCAGGTATGGGTAAATCGACATTTGCCCTCTCCGCTCCAAAACCTTTGTTGCTTGACTTTGATAACGGAGTCAAGCGTGTTAACACCGCACACTTGGATGATAGCGTAGGTATCGTACAGATTAATAGCTGGCAAGACATCATGAACTTGTTGAACTACAACAAGAATGACTTGGCAGAGTTCGATACTATCGTTGTAGATACTATTGGAAAGATGATTGACTACATCATTCAGTATCGTTGTAATGGTCGCAACCCACAGATACAAGACTGGGGAACCATTAACAATGACTTCAAGTGGTTCACGTCATCACTTTCTTCGCTTAACAAGAATATCGTTTTTGTAGCTCATCGTGACACCCGAAAGGAAGGAGATAGCACGGTCTATGTTCCTGCACTTAGAGAGAAGAACTATAACAGCATCGTTACAGACCTTGACTTGCTCGGTTATCTCGAAATGCGCAATGAGAACGGACAGCAAATCAGAACTATCACGTTTGACCCAACGTCACGCAATGACGGCAAGAATACTTGTCAGTTGCCCGGCTGTATGCAGATACCAACTATCCTTGATGTCAATGGTCAGCCTACAGCTCCAAACAATTTCATCGAAACTCAGATTCTTGCTCGCTACAAGTCAATGATTGAGCAGAAGGAGCAGAAGGTTAAGGAGTACAATGAGGCTTTGGAGGAAATCAAGGTAAGTGTCGAACAAATCACTGATGCAAACGGAGCGAATTACTTTATTGCACATATCAAAGATTATGCTAATCTCGGAAACTCTATTATTCTTCACGCACGTGACTTGTTCACGAAGAAGGTGACTGCCTTGAAGTTGAAGTACAACAAGGCCACAAAGCAATATGAAGACCCACAAGCAGCATAACTATGGAACAGGTCAAGTTTAGGTTCTATGCGACATTGTTAGACGCTTATCAGAACTATCTTGATAGTGATTTAATTTGGAGCAAGTATTGGGGTTGGTCTGAGAATCCACCCCATACTTGCGAAGAATTTAAGCAGATGCAATTCCAGTCGCTGATAGACAAGATTAATAGAGTTCCATTCGATAGTGAAGCTGCCGACAAGGGCACAGCATTCAATGAGGTTATTGATTGTATGGTCCTTCATCGCAACTCGGAAAGTATGGATATACATACTATTTACCAAGAAGTAGAGGATTATCACTATGGTAGCGAAGGAGAAATAAGACCACATAACAAGAGAGTACCTATCGGTGTGGAAGCAAAATTGAACGGAAGAAGCTTCTATTTCCCAATACATCTAGTCCGGCATTATGCAGACTATTACAAAGGAGGATTGCCACAGCAGTATATCCAAGCTGTATTGCCAACTATGTACGGAAACGTCCTTCTGTATGGCTACATAGATTACCTAATGCCGTTCTGCACTCATGATCTGAAAACAACACGTCAGTATGCAGTCGGAAACTACAAGCGACATTGGCAACATCGAGTTTATCCTTATGCTCTAATGAAGAATGGGTGTAACATAATAGACTTTGAATACAATATCTCAGAAATAGGTAAGACGTATTACCGAAATTACACAGAAAGTTATACGTTTAGCCCAGAAAGAGATATACCTCTACTCACTCAACACTGCGAGGATTTGATAAAATTCTTGCTTGATAATAGAAGTTTAATCACAGATAAGAAAATATTCAATTTAGTTTAAAATATGGCAGAAGAAACAAAGACTATGGAGATTACTGCACTACAAGAGAAAGACATCGAATTAGTTGTCAGCAAAGAGACCATCGGTCAGCTCACCACCAATATCAAGGAAGTAAAGACAAGAGTTGAACAGGCTCTCCCTATGTACGACATCAGCAATTATAGTGCTGACGACATACCAAAGTGCAAGGAAGACAAGGCTTTGCTTAACAAGGCAGCTAAAGCACTTGACGATAAGCGTAAGGAACTTGAAAAAGTTTGGAATAAGCCTTTCGAGGAGTTTAAGACAACCTGTAATGAGACTTGCAAGCTCATCAAGAATGCTGTTTTAGCTATTGATGGTATTATCAAGGCAGATGAGGAGCGCACCAAAAATGCGAAGCGTGAAGAAATCGAAAAGCTTGCTAAGAAATGTGGTGTTGAAGTAATCGGCATTAAGTTAGACCTCATTTTTGATAACAAGTGGCTCAACAAGACAACTTCGATGAAATCTATCGAAAAAGCTATCAATGATAAGGTAGATAATATCAAACGAGACTTGGAAACATTGAAGTCGTTCTCTGAGGACTACGATGTTCTTGCAACTAGATACAAGGAGAACCTTAATCTGCAGGAGACGATCATCTATGCTAACAAGCTGAAAGAACAGCGTGAGGTAGCAGCTAAGAAGAGCGAAGAGACTGTGGCTTCTGCTCCATCACCTGCACAGCAAGCTGAGAAGGTATCAGAAACTCATACGCAGAACGAGTATGAAAAGGAGGAACAGAAAACTAGCGGTAAGATGAATGAGGAGGAAGCGGACGCAGCCGATGCCTTTGCAGCAGTCATGGGACAGGCAGTCACTCCACCTACTCCAACAATCACTAAGGTTTACTCTGTAGAAGCTACCGTTGATGTTTTGCGTGGTCTTGAAACATTCATGCGTGACAATGGTATTACTTTTAACATTCAGTAAAATGGCATTTCAGATTAATGGAATTATTCAGCATATAGGGAATACGGAGAGTATTCCCTATCAAGACAAAGTTTTCAAAAAAAGAGAGGTTGTCCTGGATTGCTCCTATCGCAACCAGTTCACAGGTCAGATAGAGAGAGCAAACTATCCAAAATTCGAGTTTACAGGCAATCACGTTGACGATCTGAACGGATTCAATATTGGTGATATTGTAACAGTATCATTCTCCTTGAATGGTTCACGCTCTGAGAAAGATGGACAAGTCAGATACTTCACAAACGTTCAAGGTTATAAAGTCGAGAAATACCAATCTCGTTATAATCAGCAACAAGGTGGAAATCAGACCGTACAGGCGCCAAATGGCAACCAGCCTAACAACTTCCAAGGTGCAGGTCAACCAAGCGCACAACAAGCACCTATGGAATCGGCAAGAAACGCAGCATCCGCAGCTGCTAATTTCCCTCCCGCTGTAGATAAGAACGGAAACCCTATTCAAAGTAATAATGACGATTTGCCATTTTAAAGTTTAGGTTATGGCACTATATAATTTGAAGAACGCTTACGACAAAAAGAGGTTCAAAGAAGCCTGCAATCAGATGGTTTTAAAGAACGAATACGTTGAACTGAAGAAAAAGAACACTCAGCGTTCTTTGGCTCAGAATAGCTACCTGCATTGCCTGTTAGGTTATTTTGCTTCTGAATTTGGTTTTACCCTCGAAGAAGTCAAGTTTGATATTTTCAAAAAGATATGCAATAGAGATATATTCGAGAGAAAGAGAGTCAACAGAAGAGGACAGGAAGTTACCTATATCAGAAGTAGTACAGAACTTGATAAGGCTGAAATGACAACTGCAATAGAACGGTTCAGAAATTATAGTAGTGCTCAGTGTGGGCTTTATCTTCCTGCACCTCATGAAGGTGAAATGTTATTTTTTGCTCAACAACAGATTGAGCAGTGCAAAGAATTTATGTAATTTAAAACAGAAAATATTATGTTAGCAGATTTGGATGGTCACAGACCATCGAAGATTGAGTTTTGCTTGACCGAAGCTCAGAAAGAAATGTTTAAGGACGTGTTGGTACTTTGTGAAGGTGCAAAGAGTGCAGATGAACCTATCAAGATTCTACATGACAAGTTCAATGCTCTTTTCCCAGATAATGAGGTCGTCGACCGCAAGTATGATGATTTCGAGATTCATGCTATCCGTGAAGAGTACTGCATCAAGCAGGAGAACGATGTGCCAAAGCGTAAGGAAGAGCTGGAAACCGTTCTTGCTCAGATCAAGACAATGAAGAAGAATGCCGAGGAAGCATACTCTTCAGCACTTCTTGAAGTGAGTGATTTGGCTGCAAGAGTTAAGAATGGTATCACGGATTTCCGTTTGCCTTCTACAAGAACCGCTCGAATTGCTCTCAATGGTCACTACCTTTTATTTTCTTGGGTGGATGATAAGTTCCAGCTTTGCAATGTTCAGAAAATTCCAGATTGGGACAGAAGTGGCTTGTGGAGCCAGGAAGATGTCAATCAGCAGGCTATGAAGGAAGTTTTTGGTATCGAGTTTCCTGAAGTAGAAAAGCCTAAAGCAATAACTGAGGAGAAGACTGCTTCCGATGACCTTCCTTTCGGTGATGAGGACGGTAATGATGAAGATGAGTAATTATGTACACTCTCAGACCATATCAGAAACAAGCAAGTGATGCAGCCGTAAGAGCGTTCACAGGCAAGACTAAGAAGAATGGACTTCTTATCTTGCCTACGGGCGCAGGCAAATCGCTTGTAATAGCAGATATAGCAAGTAGGTTGGATAGCCAACTGCTTATATTCTGTCCTTCGAAGGAGATATTGGAACAAAATTTCGCCAAGTTACAGAGCTATGGAGTTTTTGATTGTGGTGTTTATTCAGCTTCCGTTGGCTGCAAGGATATTAACAGAATCACGTTTGCTACCATCGGAAGCGTAATGAATCACATGAAAGACTTTCAGCACTTCAAGTATGTAATGGTTGATGAGTGCCATCTATGCAACTCGAAAGGAGGGCAGTACAAAACATTCTTTGATGCTGCTGATAGGCAGGTAATTGGCTTAACTGCAACACCATATCGTCTAGGCAAGGGATTCAATGGCACTTCGATGCTTAAGTTCCTTACGAGAACTAGACCAAGAATATTCGATGAGGTTCTGTATTATTGTCAGATTTCAGAATTGCTTGTAAAAGGTTATCTTGCAGATTTAAGATACTTCGATTGCACTCAGCTAGATATGTCTAATGTGCATACCAATTCTACAGGAAACGACTTTGATGAAAATTCCCTAAAGATGGAGTATGAAAGAAGCGGATTCTATGATCAGCTTACATCTACTACCCTAAGAGTATTGAAGCCGAAGAACAAAATACCTCGTAAAGGGGTCTTGGTTTTCACTCGATTCACGGAAGAAGCGGAAAGATTGACTAGTAAACTGCAACAGAAGGGCATCAATTCAGCAATCGTTACAGGCGAGACTCCAAAGAAAGAACGTGAAGCCATTTTGGAGAAGTTCAAGGATGGTACGATAAAGGTTGTCTCTAATGTCGGTGTCCTTACTACTGGATTCGATTATCCTGCACTCGATACGGTTATCTTGGCAAGACCAACAAAGTCTTTGAGTCTCTACTATCAGATGGTGGGACGAGCTATCAGACCGTTCAAGGATAAAGACGGATGGATAATCGACCTTGGCGGTAGTTTCCGTTCGTTCGGAAAAGTCTCCGATTTAAGAATTGACCTAGAGGTGCAAGGCTCTTCAAGATGGTGCATCAAATCTCTAGGTAAACAGTTAACCAACGTAAGTTTTTAGAATTATGAAAATTGAAGCAAAACAGATTAACGAGTGGGTTAAAAAAGCCTACGATAATGCTGTCAAACATGGGTGGCATGAAGAGAAGAAGTCTAAGGCGCATTGGCTTATGATGATTTGCACAGAAGTTGCAGAAGCCGTACAAGCCGACCGAAAAGGGCGTTATATGAACGACCTTGATAAAGAAGGTCTTAAAACTGTACTTGCAAACGACCATGAAGGTGGTTTGTTCGGTAAATATTACTTAGACACTATCGAAGGTAAAGTAGAAAGTGAGTTGGCTGATATTTGCATTCGTGTTTTTGATTTGATGGGCGTTTATAATATTGAAGCAAAGTACGGATTCTCAACATTCGACCATGAGGTCAAGTATATTAAACAGCACAGCTTTACCGAGAATGCCATTATGTTAACTAAGACTATCGTATCGTGCAATATTACTACTTCAATAAGTGTAAAAGAAGGAACTTTCTTCGACTTATACTTAAGCATTCTTGCTACAGTATTTGAATGGGCAGAAGCACTTGGCATAGACCTTATCCAACACATCAACTTGAAGATGCGCTATAACGAAAGTAGAGAATATCGTCACGGAAATAAGTTGTATTAAAGAGTTCTATGGTTATGAATAAATACTATTTCAACCGCAAGCCAAAAGCGGCTCAAACCGCAAAAAAAAAGGAAAAAAGGACTAATTCTAAGAGCAACCCAAACTTGGTTAAGAAACTCGATCGAGTATTCTCTCTTTATATTCGTTTGCGTGATGCTATGCCTAATGGTTATGTTCGGTGTATATCCTGTGGGCAAATAAAGAGCTTTGAAGATGTGGACTGTGGTCACTTCCATAGCCGGCGCCACATGGCAACTAGATTCAATGAAGATAACTGCCATGCAGAATGCAAATACGACAACCGCTTCTCTGCGGACCACCTCATAGGCTATCAACGCAACCTCATTCAGAAAATAGGACAGCAAAAATTCGATTTGCTAAACGTGAAGGCACATTCTGCGTGTCATTTCACAAATAGCGAACTAGAAAATATGATTGCGCACTATACATCTGAGGTTAAGAAACTTAGCAGTCTCAAAGGCATTAAAGTTAATATTTGAAAATAATTACGGTAATATTATTTAATCAATAAATAATTTATTACCTTTACACCGAAAAAAATTAAATCTCTGAAACGTGGAACTTTCGGATAAAAATATTCAGACCTCAATTAGTATTGTTTGGGTTCCACCTGCATGAGCAGCTAAACAAGAAAATTGAGGTCTAATTGTATAACTATGGCGGATTGGATAAGACTTCCTTGCAGTATCTTAGATTGGGATTGGTTCAACAAACCCGAAATGCTTACCCTCTTTCTTTATTTGCTCAACAATGCGAAGGAGAAAGATATAAAGCATAATGGGATAGTTGAGCATAGAGGACAGCTTTTGACTAGTCTTGGAAAACTTAGCAATACTATTGGTGCAGGAAAACAAGTCGTCAGAACCTGTTTATCGAAGCTAACAAAAATGCAGCTAATAGAAGTGGATACGGAAAGACTGTACTCCATTATCACTATCTGTAATTATGACAACTATTTTGAAGTTGATGTCAATGAGCCTAAACAAGAGCCAAAGAAAGAAGACTATAATAAACCTATAGAAGCATCTAAGGAAGATAAACCTAAGAAAACGAAAGAAGAGATTGCGGCAGCAACAGAAAAGCGAAAAGAGAAATTTTATCAAGAGTTAGTTCCTTATGTTGCGACTTATGGCAAGGACATGATCAGAAAGTTCTATGACTATTGGTCTGAAATGAATAAGTCCAAAACAAGGATGAGGTGCGAGACTGAGAAAACGTGGGATTTAAATCTAAGGCTACAGAATTGGGCAAGACGAAATAAAGACTTCGGGACAAAGCAATCTGGCACAGCTCTACATAATTCGGAAAACAAAGATTATAACGAAGGAGGATGGTAAAAATGAATGTAGATTTCAATCAAATTATTCAAAGATTCGAAAGAGGAGAAGACTTGTTTCTTGCAGACAAGGTAAGAATTAGGGTTCCTAATGCCGAACAAAGGCTTCGAGGAGGGCTAGATTATTTTGTTCAAAAATACACCTTGGGCAAGGTATCTCATGCTAAATGGCTAGAGGAGAATTATCGTCCTATCGTTGATTGGATGTCTGACAACGAAGGCAGGGGACTTCTTATCACAGGTGGGTGTGGTCTCGGAAAAACTCTGATAGGAAAGCATATTCTACCGCTCCTACTCCAAGACTCTTGTAAAAAAATCGTATATATCTTTTCTGCGCAAGAGCTAAATACGAAGATTGACGAGATTCTGAAACTTCACATCATCTGTATTGATGATATTGGTACAGAAGAGCTTTCTAAGATTTATGGCAATGTTAGATGCGCATTCTCTGAGCTATGTGACGCAGCAGAGCAAAAGGGAAAACTTCTCATCATTACCACGAACTTAACTGCAAGTGAACTTGAAGCAAAATATGGAGAACGAACTATAGATAGGTTAAAAGCTATCACTAAGTTTGTTCCTTTCACTGGTAAATCATTAAGAAAGTAGATATGGAAATTAAAGAAGATAAAGACTTTTTGTTTGCTACAAAGCAAGCTAGATTAGCAGCATTCCTCGAGAACAATGAGGAAAGAATTATGTATAGAAATGCCATTTACAACGCCATAAAGTGGGGTAAAAGACACTAGTTATAAACTATAAATAAAAGAGCAATGAAGATGTTACAAGACGTTACAGATTGGTTTAAGCCTAACATTCTTGGCAACCAATCAAGTAAGAAAGAAACAATCGCAAGAGATATTTACCGCAAGGTAAAAGAAAAACAACTGAAGGAGTTTCAGGAGCGTATGCCCGAGAATAAACAGGGTGTAGAGTTTGAAGCAAACGGAGTTAAGTATGTGGCAGCTATAAGAAGACTGACACCACAAGAGTGTGCTGAGTTGCAGACAATGCCACACGATTACGAGTTTGTAACAAGCGAAACGCAGCAATATAAGGGCTTGGGCAATGGCTGGAACATCGAAACAATCAAACATATTTTCAGCTTCATTCCGCAAGCTAAACTGAGCAACCTTAAAGTTTTGTCTTTGTTTGACGGAATTTCGGGAGGACAAATTTCATTACGCAGCATTGGTGCTAACATAACGACTTATCTCGCATCGGAGATTGACAAATATGCTATTGCGAACACGATGCACAACTTTCCAGATACTATCCAGTTGGGCAGTGTTACGGATTTGAATATAGATGAGATAGTTGAAAAATACGGAGTACCCGACATTCTGATTGGTGGCTCTCCGTGTCAGTCTTTCTCTTTCAGCGGAAAAATGAAAGGAATGAGTACCAAGAGTGGCGAGGAGATTTATACTCTTGAACGCTATCTTGAATTGAAAGCACAAGGCTTTCAGTTTGAAGGTCAGTCTTACCTCTTTTGGGAGTATATGCGAATACTTACCGAACTGCGCAAGTATAATCCTAATATTTATTTCTTTCTTGAAAATGTCAAGATGCTTGAAAAGTGGGAAAGATGCCTTTCTCATGCTATCGGTGTGCGTGGTGTTCACATCAACTCTGCACTTGTATCAGCACAGAATAGGCAACGCATCTATTGGACTAATATCAAAACAAAGCCTGTTGCGGTAGAAAGTCTGTTTTATGACGAGAACGACCCATTTGCATGGCCATCACTTGAAGTAGATATTCCGCAGCCAAAAGACCGTGGTATCTTCATTAAGGACATTCTTCAAGAAGAAGCTGATGAGAAATATTATCTGAAAGACGAAACGGTAGCACAGCTTATGTCGAAAACCGACAAACGAAAACTCAAAGACTATCTTTTAGAGCCACAGGTGAGCGTTAAAGAGTTGTTGCAACATATTGATACCTCAAACGAGTTTTCTGCGCTTACAGACGAAGGAAAACGTGAATTGGCAGAACTTGGATATGAGTTAGAGAAACAAAGACTTAAAGAATTGTACAATGAGAGCAACAAAAGCGTTTAATATGGGGAGTGGTATTACATCTCCCACTTCTAAATCCGCAGCATTAAACACAAGGTATATAGGTTGGTGGTATGTTCCAGGACATAGGCAGCATACAGGAATTATTGAGATTTATGAGAAGTAATATAATTGCCGTTAGAGGTCGTTCGTTTGGTGATTGGCATAATTCACCACACGAACAGAGAATTGAGCTTAGAGGACAAAAAACATCCTCTTTTACCTCAGTGGCGAAAGATAATTTATTGTTTGAATTGTATGAAAGAATATCAAGTTCACCCACAGGTTAATGGAGGTCTTAGAACCTTCAACCCAGTAGAAACGGCTATTGGGGGAGGTATTGAGGCTTCGTACTGGAAAGGTTATGATACAAGGGGTTATAGACCATATATTTTAGTTATTTATGGAACATAGATTAGTTTTTTATCCGACTTTGTACAAATCGGTTGTTATTCATGTATATGAAAATGGGGGGGGTAAATGTAACACACTAACAGCGTTTTATTCACATGGTGTTGGAGGTTTTGATTTGCGACCATTTGTTTTAGAAATAAGAGAAGTATGACAGCAATACATCAAGTAGAAAATATATCCAAACAGATTAGAGGGGGGGCAAAGTAAAGCGATTTGCATGTGTGCCACACTCTACAAGGGAGGAGGAAATAACAGTGTAACGTATATAGTGGAGTTTTATGAGAAGGAATAGTAGCGTTAATAGGATTTGGGGAAACATTACTTCTCCAAACGACAAGGCAAGAGCAATATTAGCCACCATGCACAAAGGCGTGGCGGCTAATGGTACGCCTATAATTATTGAGGTCATGTATAATCCACGAATCGATGGGGGATCTGCCTTAAAGATGTAGGGGAAGTCTTGGTAAGATAGTGCATTAATTACTCTGTGAACAAACTATATTTCAGATAGTTACAGAGTTTGAAAGTTAAATAAAGTTGTTAAAAAGTGATTAAAGAAAGTAACGTTTGGTCAATCTAAAATGTCTTTGTATCTTTGCACCAGTTAATTAAACAACAAATAAGTTTAACAATTAAATTATAAGAGCAATGAAATGGTTAAAGAAAGGTCAATTACCATCTAAGGTAAAGGAAATCATAGTTTCCAAGGTTGGAAAAGATAAAAACGGAAGAGACAAATCAATCGTAATATATTGTAAAAAGAAAGGAGTTTGTTCTTCTGATCGAAAACTAGTAAGAGGACAGAATATTTTTGTTCGTGGCGATGTAAACGCATCAATAAGAAAAATCTGCACTGACGTAAGTCGTGCTATTGTAGAATGTACCATTTGAATTATTATGATAGACTGGAACGCATTCTACGCCAACGGCGGATATTATGGAGAAAACGACCCTCAATGCTACGATGATGGCTATTATGAAGAGCCTGAAGAAGATACCGAAGAGGAGGAATACGACGAAATTTAGCCTATGGAAACAATGGATAAAGAAGCCTACGAAATCAAAGGTTCCTACTTCCTTTTGATTTTTCAGCAAGGAGTCAGGACACTGACTATCATACCAGTAGCCGATATTTTAGAGATACGTCCTAACAACAAGCAAAGAATAATAAAAATCAGAACCAAGAACAACGACAACATTTGTTACTATGACGTGTCACGTTTTAAAATAGCTCTGCTGAATATATAGACTATAACATGTAACAACAACAGATATGAAGAAAACAATCAAAGAATTTATTAACAGGCTGCGCGATGCGTGGTCTATAATAAGAGGGCACAATTATGTTTTTATTCGCTATGACGAGGACACAAGCGAACAAGAGATGTTCCGCATGATAAGTGCTGTCTTTGGCGCACATTGGCTTAGAAACGACGACAATGTGAATTATTTCTCCCGGGCAAATGTGTTGTTTGACTTACTGGATGACACAAACAGTGTCATGCTGCTCACAAAGGAAGCTGACGGTACGCTGACTTACTGCTACGACTGCAAGTCGGAAGAAGATTTCAATGACCTAATAAGCATGGAGGTAGAGTAATATGGAAAGCGAAATTTGTTACATTGACACATACGGCAAAGCTTACTTCAAGGTTGAGGACGGCGTTGTGTATTCACGCGATAAGAAAACCGATGTGTCACCCGATAAACTCTCCGACTTCCTTGCAATAGCAAAGGAACTTGGATTTAAAACTGGCAAGTTATGAAAGCGGTACTGACATTAGACAATGGAGAGAAAGTTGTCGCAGACATCTTATCCATCTCTCCGATTGGAAAACTCCGCAGACCACGTTTCCACGACGAATACGAACGTTGGTTTGTGGAAGAGTTTAACAAAGCGCAGCCACGAGCTGTTCACAAGGTGGTGAAGGCGCATATACTGAGAAACTAACAATACAACAAATATGACAGAAGAAAGATTTTTCTGCGAACGCCCGAGGTGTAGCGTTCACAACAAAAAGACGAAAGCTCTTGCGGACACTTTGAAGCACTTTAGAAACGCAGAGTTTACCTTTGGTGATAAGTTCACTCCTGAATGGCTTTTTGAAGCACTCAAAAGTGAGGTTGTAGGACTCAACAGTAAGTACAAAGGCAGAGAGATTGAAGTCACAATGATGCGCTTTAGCGGTGCAATCACATACAGCTTCAAGGACGACCCGAACAGCGATGCAAGTTTGGGCAGCATGAGCCTTCATCCGATAGTAACAACTATCCATAACATAAAAAAGTTTAAAGTTGAAATACATGGAAATAGCATTCGTATTCATTAACGCAGCTCTTACTTGGGCTGCATGGTTTTTCATCGGTAGAAGTTCGATATACTACAAGTTGATAAAAGAATACCGAGAGGCGTTGGAACTTATAGGCAAACAGCAAGCATTAATAGAAGCTTACAGATTTAAAGACAAAATAAAAGAAACGGAGAAAGAAAATGGAGAACAAGATTAACATTGCGGAAATACTCCGCGATATGCCAAAAGACACAAAGCTATATTCGCCGTTGTTCGGCAAATGCGAGCTTGAAGAATCTATTAACGACAAAGAATATCCAATCTCTGTTCGTATTGGAAGTGATTTGTTGCTTCGAACTTTCACAAAAGACGGTTGTTATTTTTCTGAAATAGAGGGTAGTGAATGCGTCCTCTTTCCTTCTTCAAAGATGCGTTGCTGGAGCAAGTTCTTCAAGCGTGGCGACGTGGTGTACAACCCTAACAGCAAAATGCTGGCTATCTTCGGCGGCTGGGCAAGCGATTATTACACCGAGTTCAATACCACAATCAACTACTACAAAGACCACACCTTTGGCGAAGAGGAAGTGTGCGACACAGGATGTTTCGTAAAAGCAAATGATGAACAAAAAACATTGTTTATCGCAGCGGCAGAAAAGCACTATGGCGGCAAGTATAACCCCGAAACGCTGCAAGTAGAGCCTGTTAAGGTTGCTGAACCTAAGTGTCCATTTAAGCCGTTCGACAAGGTCTTAGTGAGAGATGATGGATACGGTGTATGGAGGGGCGCTCATTTTTCGCATTATGATAGTAAACGTGAGTTTCCTTACGTTACCACCGCGTGCGGCTATAAGCAGTGTGTTTCCTACGAGGGCAACGAGTACCTTTTAGGCACGAATAAATCACCCAAATAACGCTAACATGGCAAAGGACTTCTCGCTTGCAGATGTCAAGTTCCGCGAGACAGGACATATCGCTTTTGCGGATGAGTATATCACATCGTATGTGTCAACGGACATCGTGCCAAAGATATACATGAGCGTGAATACTCCTCGTGACGCAACAGGGCTTGTTTCGGACAAGCCTAAGCGTTACTACCGCACACGATACAGCGCATGGGTAACGGAAAAGACGTTTGCCAAGCAATATCAGAAAATAAGAGAAAAATTCTAAGTATGATAAATCTTTCTTTAGATAGACACGACTTCCTCTATGCGGTTGAGGGCTTCGCAAGAGGCTCGCACCTCCGTCAACACGTCTGGAAAGAGATTGTGTACAAAAGCATACCGCAGATGTCAGACGACGATATGGACTACTTCTGGTTTTATATGCGACGCGACATCTTCAAGCAATACTTCTACGAGCTGAACGGCAAGAAGAACACGCATTTCGGTTATGAGGACTTTATGCACGCACTCGCAGCTCTGCACAGAGGAAACCGCTATAAAATCACGTTTCGTAGCGAAGCGGACAACGCATTGCACAACGCTCTCTGCTACCGCTTCGATGGCGAATACTATCCGCTTTACTTCTACATTGACGGCAAGACGAAGAAAAGCAGTGAACTGCAATCGTTTAATACGGTTGTTCCTAACGAGTGGATAAAGGCAGTTGTGAAGCAAAAAACGCCCGAAAACAGGTACGTTGAACTCGGCAGAGAAGAATGGTGGAACGACTTGAAAATTTACGATAACTTTAAAACGAAACTATTATGATTGACGAAAAGAAAATACAAGAAGCAGCAGCCGGCATGTTTAATGCAGGAAGCTTGATGAATGCTGCCGAACAAATAGCCTTTGAGAGAGGCGTTTATTGGTTCAAGAAATCTCTTTGGCATCCTGCTAAAGAAAAGCCTATTTTACAAAAAGGAAGCCATGCCTTAGTAGAACTATATGACGGAAGAATAACATTATGGAAAACATGGAGAGTTTATGAAGCTATCTGTAATAGGAAGGGATATGTTGTAAAATGGTGCTACATAGAGGACTTGCTGCCGAAAGGAAGTGAGAAATGAAATTCGTAAGCCAGTTTTATTATTTGCCATCAGTATGCAATGTTATTCCAGACGCAGTAGCCTCTCCAAAAGATTTCGGACAAGCACTTCAAAACTCAAATAAAAGAAGAAAGAAATGAGCTACAAATCAAGAATGAAATGTGACGTACGTCACATTATAAGCTGCGGTCTTTGCCCTCAGGTGTTTAATTGCCCTTTATGGTTAGGCAGGATTTAGAAGGAGTAAACAAAGGCAAAGCATGTCTGTTTGGCGATGGAATACTTCTCGCCAAATCCGCTTACAAACTCGGTGAAACTATAGCCATCGCTCAAAAATACGAAGATTTGAGAAAGGACGATGAATTTTATCGTCTTTGTGGTAAAAACGGAATGCCTTTGGAGTGCATCAAATACGAGAAAGGATGCAGCAATAAGATGTTTGTTAAGGCAGACCTTATGCCGCACCGCATCCATATCACTAACATCCGTGTCGAACGTCTACAAGACATAAGCGATGAAGATTGCATAGCGGAAGGTATCTATCCTAAAGCAAATGGGAGGTGGTATTGTTATGATGTCGTAGGACGGATAGGGGTAAGCTACGACCCTTACCCTGACCCACGTGAAGCCTACGCTGCTTTGATAGACAATATCAGCGGCAAGGACACATGGGGGAGCAATCCTTGGGTTTTCGTTTACGATTTTGAACTTGTAAAATAGCAAGCTATGGATATGGAAAGAGTAAAGCAGCTCCGCAACGAATACACAGAGCAGCATATTATTTTAAAGGAGCAGTTCGAGAAATTTCAAGAACTTTTAAAGGAGCATCCAGAACAGCAGACGGAAGAATCAAAAAGATGCCGTGAAGCTTTAGAGTTTTACGAAACCCAAAAGGACGATATGACACGTCAACAGCGTAGAGCATACGAGAGAAGACTTGCAAAGGAGAACAAAAGAAAATATTAACAATATAACAAACATAACTATGAACAAAGAAATGAAACAGTACACTGGAACAAAGACAGTGAAGGCTATGCCTATGACAATGGGCGAAGCCTACGAGCGCAAGCTCTTGAAAGAGGGTGTAAGACCCTCTGAGTGTGAAACAGACAAGGCTGGCTACCTCGTTGAGTATGAAGGCGGTTACCAGTCTTGGAGTCCGAAGAGCATATTTGATGAAGCATACAAGTGCGCTGACACTTTCCTTGACCGTTTAAAAGTTGAGTATGAAGAACTCATGAAGCGGTATGAGAAATGCGCTGCATTCGTAGATTCTGAAAAATTCCGTAAGGTGGTTAAAGAAGACTGTCCTGCTTTTCTGCTTTCATTGCAGCGTAAATTTATGGGATATTATTTGGTAATCCTTGAACAGCGTATGGCTATTGCCAAGGGAGAAATAAGCATCACTACATTAACGGGAATGTCTTTCGGTTCAGCTATTCAGGCATTAAAATTCGGTCTTGCCATCCGCAGAACTGGTTGGAACGGCAAGGGACTGTTTGTCGTGAAGCAAGTTCCTAATCGTATCACTGGTGACATCATTCCTAATATGCAGTCACTTCCCCAGTCTGCCAAGGACATCATTATGGCACGTGCTGAGCCACACATCAGCTATACCAACCAGATGCTTATTGTACATCCAGACGGACGTGCCGACTCTTGGGTTCCGTCTTCGAGTGATGTGTTTGCAGAGGACTGGGAGTTGGTAACTGAGTAGGTGACACTATAAATAAACTAAAATGAAAACATATAAATGGAAAATCACCGCTTTTGTGGTGTGGGTTGTCATAACGCTCATTGTTGTCAGCGTTGCGCTGAGAGGCGTAAGCAAGGCAGATACAGCAACAAATCTGATTAGCGTAGCAATCCTTTTATTTTGGACGCTTTTGTCCTTTGCAACGAATTGTTTCACTTTTAAAAATAATAAAAACAATGAGTAAAATTAAATCAATGTGTATGTTTGTGCTGCCTATGACAGCATTGTGCTTAACCTCTTGTAGCGAGCGTATCGACGCTGGTTCTGAAGGCATTCTCGTCAACCTTTACGGTTCAGACAAGGGCGTTGATGACGTAAGTCTCGTTACCGGTCGTGTGTGGTACAATCCATTTACAGAAGAGGTCTATGAGTACCCGACATTCGTACAGACAATCGACTATCCTGCTTTTACCATCAACGCCAAGGATGGTTCTGAGTTTACCGTTGATCCGACGGTATCTCTCAAGATGATCGACGGCAATGCACCTAAAGTGTTCAAGAAGTACCGCAAGGAACTGAACGACATCATAAATGGTACATTATTCAACTATGTCAAAGATGCGTTCCGTATTCAGCTCAACAAGTACACTACCGATCAGATTGTCAGCAACCGTGATATGGTAGAGCGTGCTATTGAATCACAGCTTAGTAAGGCACTTGCCAAAGAGCACTTCCAGCTTGAACAGCTTACGTCTGGTCTCAAATATCCAAACTCCATCGTTGAAGCCGTCAACCAGAAGAACAAAGCTATTCAGGAGGCACAGCGAGCACTCAACGAAGTGGCTGTAAAGAAGGCTGAAGCAGAAAAGATGCTTGTACAGGCACGTGCCGAACGAGAGGCTAATGAACTTAAATCCGCAACACTTACTCCAGCAATTCTCAAAAAGATGTGGATTGAGAAGTGGGATGGTAAGCTTCCCGTTTATGGAAACGTGCCGCAGATTATGATGACCAAGTAATTAATAAGTCCTCTCCCCAGTGACAGTGGGGAGAGTAAAAAAGAAGAGAAATATGTTAAAGAGGAGTGAATTTAAAAGAGGAGAATTTCTTGTAACAAGTAATGGAAGTATATTTATCCATGATGGCTATAAAAATGGTGACGGATATGGATGCTTGATTGGTCTGGATTCCAATGGCGAATTGCGAAAGCAAAGTGATTGGGGAAACTTTATGCGCTACCCAATAGACCATATAGCATCAGATAAAGAAATAGACCGCCTTATGCGAAAAATAATGTACGCAGAGCGTATTACAAATTACTAACTATCATCATCTAATTTGGACAAAAGATGAGAGTTGTAATATAGATTACAAAACAGAAAAAGATACCTATAAATATGTAAGCAGATAATATGGACGAACAAATTCCATCGCATCTTATTCCTGTCCTCGAAGAATATGAGCGTCAAAACATCTCTAAAATAGAGGAAGCATTCTCCATCAATAAAGATTGCATGTCCCGTGCTGAACGCCGGGCATTGAAGAGGAAACTAAGTAAGTCAAATTTAAAGTCTTCAGTTAGTAAGTTCAACAAAATAAATAAAGCAAAAGCTATTGATTTAATGAAAGAGGTTAAGGATAGTCTCTTTCTTGTAAAGGGCATGTGTATTGGCACGGACGAGCACTTTATGGCATATATGGATTTGAATATACAAAGATGCGAGCAAGCTATAAAAGAATTGGAGGGTTAATATGACAAAATTTAAAGTTATTAGATATTGGGACACGTATCCCGATGGAGTTGTTGCAATTTGTGATACAGAGGAAGAGGCTGAAAATATATGTAGTAAATATCGTAGAAGCCGCAAGCCTATGTACGATTATTTAATCAGAAAGGAAGGTGAATAATGACCAGAGAAGAGTTGAGAAATAATTATGGAGATGAAATATGCGAGTTATGCTGCCGATGGTATTTTACCAACAGAGCATTTCCTAAGACACTTTGTGGAGGTCATTGTTGTGAGGATGCAGAAGATAGTTTTGCAGATGAACATAATATAGAACTAAAGGATTAATATAACATTAGAAAATGAAAACAATTATAGCAAAAATGACCTGCGTCTTTTTAACGGCGCCGTTAATTCCAATAATGCTGATAGGTATTATCCCCTACGCTTTATTCAAAGGGATTACAAGCGAACGTGTCTGGGATGAATATTTTGATATTTGGAACTCGTTCACCAATTTCCTAATACATCCATACTATAAATACATGGAAAGAAAGAACCATTACGAAGAGTTAAAGCGTCAAAGAGATTACTACGAGGAAAAAAGTAGCAGACTTAATGGCGTACTCGAAGAATTAGAAAAAGAGAAATAAGTATGACAGAAAAAGATTTTGAAAAACAGATGCGTGCTCTCAATAAAAAAGAAATAGAGATTGCACGTCAGAAGTATGAACTAAAAAAGCAATACCTTGAAAAGTATCCGATACAAATTAACGACAAGGTAGATTGTAACGAAAAAGCCTGTTGGGTTAGCAATATTCGTTTTACTACTTTATAGTAAGGTATTTCTTGGTTAGCTACCCCAAGAAGAATGGCGAACGCTCCAATCGTGAGCAGTGCGCTTGGGGAGTAACAAAAGTATAATAATACAATTAAAGCAGATAGTTATGACAAGAGAAGAAGCAAAAATATTGCTGCCTATAATACAGGCATTTGCAGAAGGTAAAACAATACAAATACGAAAACATGGAGAAGAGAGCTACTACGATTCAACAAATAGTAAGCTAAATTTTGATTTAGGTTATTACAGCTACCGCGTCAAGCCTGAACCCAAATGCCGCCCATTTAAAAACGCGGATGAGTGCTGGCAGGAGATGCTGAAGCATCAGCCGTTTGGTTGGGTAAAAAGAAAAGGTAATAAGCCGTCCTATGAACTTTTGGCTTGTATCTCTGAAAACAATGAAAACAATGAAGCTCCCGTATGTTTTGCAAGTTATGGCTCAGTAGATAGAGGTGTGGTAATTCGTTCAAGTAGTCGGTTTGACAAAATGTTCAATGTGTTCACGTTTGCCGACGGTGCGCCGTTCGGAGCAAAGGAGGAATAGCAATCTATGTATGAAAAAATCGGAAAATTCGCCGCAACCATGACTTTATCATTATGGACGGTGGTATTACTACGTTTGATAGGATTCGAATTTTCAAAAATGACATTTTGGGTATTTCTCGCAATCTCATCAATCGGCATTAACTGGATAGTCGATAGGTTAAACAGTATAAACAAGAAATAGATATGAGAGAAATTAAGTTCAAAGGCAAGCGTCTCGACAATGGCGAGTGGATGTATGGCGACTTACTCCACCTCGTAGACGGCGTGTATATAAGCAACGATAACGGAAACAACATGGCGCAGGTATATTCCGATACGGTCGGGCAGTACACAGGACTGAAAGACAAGGAAGGCAAGGAGATATATGAAGGCGATGTCGTAGAAGTTGCTTTATTTTTATACGTTATGGTGTGGTCCGAAGTATTTAGTGCTTTTCGATTGAGAAAAGATGTAACAGAGTATGGTATAACTCCTTGTTTAGAGGTAGAGTTATGCCCTTATGCTGTTGTTAAGGGCAATATCCACGACAAGCGGAAAGGAGGCTAATATGCAAGACGTAAAGATAACATTTAGAGTTCGGGTGTCCGACGATGAGAGCCGTGTCATAATTGCAAACCCGACAACGACAGACTCTATAAGTCTTAGCGTTTTCATGGGTATCATCAGAAGTCTTGCGGACTTTCAGGAAGAATGGAATGAGGAACATGACATAGAATTCAAAGAGCTATGACACAAGAAGAAGAGAATCAGCACATAAAGAAACTGAAAGACGCAGGATTTGACTGCAGTAGCAGCAGGTCTATGCTCGAAACTATACAGCTTTTGAAACTCTTAAAGGGAGAAACGCGGAAAATTTAATAAAAACAAGCAACAATGAAACAGGCAGATTATATCAGACTGACGGCGCAGATTGCCGTGATGAAAGAAATTGCCGTTGATTATAGCGGCAAGACGATAGACAACATCATACAGCAGCTCGAAGCTATTAAGAAGGAGGTGGAGAATGAAAATTAGAAAAATAAAGAAGCGTTACAAAACCATGTTTCGGACGCAGTATTGCTGCACTAAAGTAAAGTTTAAAAAGATAAGTACATCAATCGAAACAGAACCGCGTCAACACCCCAGAATGTGTGGCGTATTTGTTGCATACGAGGTACGCAGGTGGTATCGTAAAAAGGAATTGAAAACTCGATACGTGCACATAAGAATTGGCGCAGCAAAAAAGTAAAACATCACATAAAATCAAATAACAATGAAAATACTCAAAGAAATCAAAGTTCCTACAGGTGAAATCTACACCGCAAAAGGAGACAAAGGCGTGTTGGAGTTTCTGACAGTAGCCGACTACGGAAAAGATGCAAATATCAAAGCCGACTTCCTCGGCATAACAAGAGAGCTGAATGGTGTGCCGAACGGAAAGCCGATGCCCCTAACCGAAAAATGGGTGATAACAATCTCTACCCAGTACGGCTGCTCAATGAACTGCAAGTTCTGCGACGTGCCGAAAGTCGGACCGGGACGCAACGTAACACTGAACGACCTGCGCCACGAGATAACAACGGCATTAGGTATGCACCTGGAGGTTAATCACACCAAACGTCTTAATGTACACTATGCACGCATGGGCGAGCCGACATGGAACGAGGCTGTAATCGAGCACGCGCGCTTCTTCTTGCGCGTAGATATTGTTCCCTACATCGGAAATTCACTTGTACATCCTGTAGTAAGCACAATGCTCCCGAAGCATAATTGTAACTTGTATGATTTTATCCACAAATGGGTTAGAGTTAAGAATACCGACTACAACGGAAACGCAGGCTTGCAGTTCTCTATAAACTCTACCGACGACGCACAGCGAGAACACCTGTTCTCGGGAAACGCCTTGCCATTGAGAGATATTGCAGAACTTGCCGACACACTTGAAACTCCGCGCGGTCGCAAGTACACCCTTAACTTCGCACTTGCTGACGACTCAATCATTGACGGCAAGGTGCTTGCTTCGATGTTTGACCCACGCAAGTTTATGTGTAAGATTACACCGCTCCACCGAACAAACAGCTGCGAAGCCAACCATATTCAGACAAGTGGAGGTTACGACTCGTTTGTGCCATATAAGAAAGTGGAAGAGGATTTGAAGGCAAACGGATTCGATGTAATCGTGTTCGTTCCGTCGTATGACGAGGACAACGGACTGATTACTTGTGGCAATGCAATCCTGTCCGGCAAGAAGCCGACATCAAGCTACAAAGAAGTGGTATTTTAATCTGATAAACAAAATGAGCAAAAAGAAAATATACATATCATCACCGATTACCGGCTATAACCTCAACGAGCGACACAAGTTCTTCGCTCAGATTGAGAAAGAACTGACAATTCTCGGCTACAAGCCAATCAATCCTATGAGCAAGCCTTTGTCCGACTCTGCGCCGTACACGGAACACATGAAAGAGGACATACGGCTGCTCCTTGGCTGCGACGGCATCGTTGTACCGAACCGATGGCATTGCTCGAAAGGTTGCGAAATAGAACGTCGCGTTGCTGACATCTGCGGAATACCCGTTGTCGGTGTAATAGGCGAGGCTGGTGATTTGCAAATATTAAACGCAATATAATTATGAGCACAGCACAATTAATAAACAAAACACCAAGAAGGGCGTATATTATTGCGCCAAGTGTAAAGCAGAAAGAGGAAATACTAAAGAGCATTGACCGCTATTGTTCGCTGTATTACATCACAATGGGTTCTGCATACAACATTGCCCAAACAGTGATGATAGACGCTTACAACGCGATTAAAGAGGACAAAAAACTATATCGTCAGCAGACAAAGCAAAGCATCAACAAGGCTCTTGCTGCATACAACACATGGGATACGAAGATGCGCTTTGTCCTCGCCGACCGCTATCAGCTTTGGCTTGACCTATCCGATGCGTCGGAAGCGGAACTGAAACCGCTCGTCACAACGCTCTATTACTGCATCGACAACTACTTCCTAAAGAACAAGGTGCCGAAAAGCAAGATAATCGCCCGTATGGAGACGGCAATGGTGCTGATAGATATTGCGGTAAACCTATTTAAGAACTTGTTTGATAACATCCAAAAGAAAATCGGCAAGGACTTGCGACCGATGTTCAGTGATGGCAACGCACTGGAGTTGCAACAAAATTGGAACAATGCCATGCAATCCGTCATAAACTCGGTACCAGGAATGCCCGACATTAACATCAACGATGATGCGGACAGCGTTCAGGCAGCAAAGAATATCGTAACGAAACTCTCAAACGAGAATATCTACAACCGCGCAGGAGAGTATGCGTTACAGTTAAACCCCGAATACAAACCAGAGGGTTACGGAGAATAGGCTAATATCAACCGCGCACGGGCTATAGAGCCGGCGCAAAAATACCAAAGTGGTTTGATATGATAGAATCAGGCGAGAAAACCGAGGAGTATAGGGAGATAAAGCCTTGGGCGGCTTAATGAACCCAAATATTAAACAATGAGTAGAGGAGAACAAGATTTCGCTAAATCGTTGAGTATCAATAAGTTAAACAAAGTTAGCAAAAAGTATTTTAAGCCTTAAACGTTTGGTCAAAAGTAAAAAAATGACTACCTTTACACCATCAAAAATAAATAATAACAATTTAAAAGATAAGAGCAATGAAACAGATTACAATGAATTTGGAAAATTTAGCAGAAGCAATGATTGTCTCTTACGAATTTAATTCGCAAGAAGAACATAGAGGCGCATTAGCTATGTTGAGAATGATTATCAACAATGACGAGATATACAAAAAGGTTGGCGAAATGGCTGAAAAAATATATGCCGAGAAGAAAAACAATAAAAAGTAACTTTACACTATCAAAAATAAATAATAACAATTTAAAGATAAGAGCAATGAAAGAGTTATTAGAAAACATAGGTAACTTTAATGGATGGAAAGGAAACATCTGTCTTTACTTCCCCAAAAAGAAGGTTAGAGAATTAAAGCGTTATGGAATAACAGAAGATATGGATATAAAACAAGCATATCTTAAAGTGAGTAATATTAAAAACATATAACTATTATAGAGCAATGAAACTGATTACGAAAGAAATTAAGAAGAGACTGGAAAAATATCCTCTCTACTCACAGGATGGTAAAAAGGAAGAAGCCATCTGTCAAGCAAAGTTCTTCCTTTGTGTTGGTGCATGGTCTTGGTTCATATTGGAAGCAGACCTAGAGAATAATATCGCCTACGGAATCACTATCAATGGAAGTGGTGAAGGCGAGTACGGCTACACAAGCTTAACCGAGTTGCAGGGGCTAACAACTAAGTTAGGCTTAACCGTAGAGCGAGATACCTCATTCTCCCCTACTCCACTAAAGGATATTAATAACGAATATCTAAAGAAGTTTCTTAAGAAAATGTACGCTTGAAAATAATTTCTCACTTTTTCGAGAAGTTATTTGTTGATTAAATAATTTTATCTATCTTTGCAAAAAGTTACAAAAGGAATGAAGATTTATACATCATACTTCTCAAATGGAGCTAAGTTGGCAAAAGCAGACGTTATGATGGTCGGCATAGCCCTCTACCCTCCGAAATGGTTTACAGGATTGTCAAACAAGTACGTGTCGCCATCATGGGACATTCTTCATAACTCCAAATCGGAAGAAGATTATGTACAACGTTTCAATTCTGAAATATTGGCTCATCGGGACCCAAAAGCATTTCTCTCCGCAATAGAGAAGATGGCAAACGGAAAAGATGTAGCTCTATGTTGCTTCGAAAAGCCAGATGAGTTTTGCCATCGCCACCTAGTGGCAAAATGGCTGAATGAAAAGCTGGGATTACAGGTCGAGGAATTTGGTATTTCCAAAAATCCTGTTTACTTGGAGCAAAGCTTATTTTAAGCATTTCTACCATCAAAATATACCAACTAGGGTTGACGGCTCGGAAAGACGAGCATTTTTGCGTGTAGAGGATATTGTTATTATAAGCGGAGATAGCTCAGTTAGCAGAGCGCAGTGATACCATCATTGAGGTCGTTGGTGCGATTCCATCTCTCCGCTCATGTTTTTTTGCGGATATAGCTCAGTTGGTCAGAGCGTCACATTCCCAATGTAAAGGTCGAAGGTTCGAGTCCGTCTATCCGCTCTATTTTGTAGAATTAAAATAAAAGAGCATGAAAAGTTGCAGAGACATACAAGAAAGAACATTCGGTATTGAAATAGAAATGTGCAATCTTGAAAGGTCTAAGGTATCTCTACCCGAAGGCTATTCATGGAGTAAAGATGAGCAAATTTACAATACAGACGGTTCTACAAATAAGTCATTTGGAGGAGAGGTAAACACCCCACCTATACATCTTTGCTGTCTGAAGGAATTGCACGACCTCCGTTCCGTATATGAATCAATGGTTGCCGCAGGCGGTAAAATTAAGTGGAGTATTGATACCCATGTACACATCTATGCAGGAGATCTATCCGTAAATCAGATAAAGAAAGTATTTTTGTTCTTCTATGTCTGCTATCCATACTTCAAGAAATATGCTCATATCTCAGATTGGGATGAGCTGGTATTCAATGCGCAGCCAGTTCCTACTGAGAAGTACTTCGAAGGTGTAAAAAATGCGCAGACGTTTGATGAATTACAAAATCTCTTCACTAATCAGTCCAAGAAGGGCTTTATCCGTCATGCGGTAAATATCTCGGCATACTTCAAGACAAAAACGATAGAGTTCAGAACGTTTCATGCAACTGATGATTTCTATAGAGCTATGGAGTGTGTGTATTCAGCATACCGCATATTCTATTACGCTATAAGCAACGAATTGGAAGACTACCAAACAATTACATCATACCAGCAGTTTTGTGAGGTTACAGGACTTAAATATGACGCTCCAGACGAGTTATGCCCTCTTCTATATCAAGGAAATCCATATAATGCCATCGAAACGTTTATGACAGCACCATTAGCTTACAATTCTGAAATGGTTTCAGCTCTGTATGATGCTGTTAAAGCTAACGGACACAAGGAAATCTGCATAGTTAATGGTTTCATGTATTACTATGAGTTGTTCTTCCTTGATAAGATGGAGGTGTCTATATATTGCCAAGATGCCTACTGCTACCTCCTCTATATGTTGGCAAATGGTAAGACGTCACTCACATATAAGGATAAGCTAGCATGGCTGGAGGACTATAACAATCCGACACCATCAAGGCAGCTAGCTTTGGCTCTTTATGCCGTGAAACTGCAAAAGTATTTCATGAGCGAATCGGCAAGAAATAGTGCTGTCTTCGAAGCATTGAAAATTAAGGCAAGGGAGTCTATAGAGAAGACAGAAGAAGCAAATGAGCGATTGATGAGATTGCTCACTACATGTGACTTCCATGTCGGAACACTGGAAGAAGCTATCAAGAACAAGAAGGTTATCTTCTTCAATTTCGGAAGAATGGAGAAGAAGCAGAAAAGAGCATTTAAACTCATTTCAGAGAATAGTGATTTGAATCTAGACTTTACTGTCGAAAGTAACGACTATTATAACCTAGTGGAAAGTATTCCGAGTGATAGCTATTTCTATTATTTCAGCAATAGCCCTTATCTGAGAAATCTGCATAAGATAGCTATGTGGAATAATTCAAGTGGGGAAAGACGGTCAGCAGGAAGGTTCCTCTATTGCAACAAACCAACTGCACAAAATAATGCAAGCACATCGTATTCTTCATACAGAATCGAATGCAACGAGATTGTACCTCCCGATGATTTGGAGATTACAGACGCAAATAAGTTAAAGATTGAACGAGTAAACCCTTCGTTATTACATTGTTTACAGAAGAAGTACATCAAGAAGGTGGACCAATGTAGTATCTGCACCTATGCTTTTGTGGTGAAATACGACAAATATACTCTAGGTGGATTTGGCTTTACGTTACCTCAGCACAAGGGTTATGATTTATTTCAGTTGACTGACTTCTGTACAAATAATGCTATTCCTAGATTGAGCAAACTCATCCTTTACAGCATTCAATCTGTTGGAGTCCAAAGATATTTGAGCAGAAGAATGCACAAGCTTTGCGAGAAAGTAATCTCATGCGCTTATACCCATAAGCCTGTGAGTATGAAATATCGAGGTGTGTACAAGAAGGTGAAGGAGCACTGCACATCATCTTATCTTGCTTACGAAGGAACACTTGGGATATACCCTACGAATAAGGAAATCATTGAAAAATATCAAAAATCGTTGAAGAATGGAAAATGAAGATAGATGGAAATACGCAAAAGTTGATATAAACCTCATAGATGAGCTAGAAATCAACGCAAATGAAATGTCTGGGGAAGACTTCGCTCAACTGACAGACAATATCGCTAAATCAGGATTGAGTAGTGTACCTACCTGCATCAAGAAGGAAAATGGCAGATACATTATGATCAGCGGCAATCATCGTTTGAGAGCCTGCAAGAAACTGCACTATAAAATGCTTGGCATCTTGTATGTAGAAGAGAGCGAGATTACAAATGATGAAGCTATTGCTATTGAATTGTCTCATAACTCCCTTCATGGTGAAGCCAATGTTAGCATCTTGAAGAAGTTGTTTGCGTCAATTCAATCTATCGACTTCAAAAAGTTTGCCCATGTGAATATTGACGAGATTAAGCCAATAAGCGCAGAAGGTATAGATGTATATGCCGTGCAGGAGAACTTTGTGTTCACCATCATCCTCTACCCTAGCTCATTTGCTAGTCTGGACACATTATATGGAGACATTCGTGAGCAAGCACGCAAAAGCGATGCTCTCGTTCTAGCTTCCGAGGAGGATAACGAGAAAACCCTGCTTAAGATCCAGCAGGATATTGGTAAGGAGTTTGGTATAAAATCTCCTAGCATCACATTTGCCAAGTTGCTAGAGTTAGCTAGTGAACGTTTAACCGAAATAAAGGAAGGAGAAAAAGAAAATGATTTGGGTAATAATGACAGCGAGCGATAAGGACTCGTATGTAACGCAACGCAATCAAAACTTCATTAAAGAAGCACTAGGGACAGATAATGTTACATTTGTCAATGTGCAGCAAGATGAAGATTCACTTAACGACTTAAAGATAAGTGAGAAAGACATCGTAATAGCGCAGACGAGAAATGGAATTGTCCTTGATAAGATAGGAGAGCTTAAAGCAAAGAATACGTCAGAAAGTTCTAGAACGATTGTCTTGACAAAAAACAAAGAAGTTCTCAAAGAAGAACTTTACAGACATGGTATCTCGTTCCCGAAATCATATAGCAAGAATGATTTAAGGGATGATTATATGTATTTTGTCAAACCATTAATGGGTGAAGACTCTAATATGGTTGACAACCTTTCGGTTTGCAAAAATGCTGAAGAGGTGAGAAAGAAAGTTGAAGAGATAGAAAGTATGGGTGATGTTGCTATCATCGAAGACTTTATTGCAGGAACTGAATGTACTGCGGCTTGCATTGTCAATCAGAAAACAGGAGACGTTGACGTATATCCTATTTTTGTAGAATTGACAACGCCATATAATATACTCACTCATGAAGCAAAGATGCAGGAAGAGGAGGTATGCAGGGTCTGTAATCTAGAAGCAGTAAAAGAAACTGCACGGAAAGTGTGCAAGGTTTTGGGGATTCAACATTATCTCAGAATAGATTTTAGGATTTATTCAACAGGCGTTCCGTTCGTTATAGATTGCAACCTATTTCCAGGTTTAGGTCCAACAGACCATTTTGCCAAATGTCTGTTGCTAACAGAAAATATGTCTTACATAGACGCTTTGAAAGCAGTCATTGCATCTGCAAGTTAGAAAGGCTGATTATGACAAAGGTGAGAAGAACGGAATGGAAAAAGATTGCTGCTGCTTACGAAAAGAAGGGTGGCAACATGGCTGCTACGGCAGTAGCTTTGGGCATTACACGTCAAGCCTTATACAACTGGAGAAAAGAGGATGAGAAATTAGCCAAGATGTTGGATGATATAGATGAAGGCATTCTTGACTTTACGGAAAGCAAGTTGATAGAAAAGGTGAACGAAGGCAATCTAACTGCAATCATCTTCCTTCTGAAAACGAAGGGCAAGAAGCGTGGTTATGTCGAGCAAGTAGATAACAGATTAGTAGAAAATCCGTTCGAGGAGTTAATGAAGGAGCTTCCCGATGATGATTAGAAAGGAGGAAAAATGGGGATATAAGCAATGATACGAGAGTAATGAGAACTGGAAGTTTCTTATGCAAGACGTATTATAAATAAAAGATAGGAATATTTCACAATAAATAGGAATGAGGAAGAAAGGATATTACGAATACGACCCTGTTATCTATCCAAGAATGTTATGTGTCGCTATTGGCATGAGTCAAGAAGACGCTAATAAGTGTTTCGAAGGTAGAAATGGCGAGGTTTTGAGTGTTGATTCTCTGATTCTGACGCAATAACCTACGATAGCGTTAGAGAAAAGGCGAATAAGAAATTTTGTTCGTTTATTAATTTTGCAAGCAAGGATTCTATGAGGATGGGGGTTTGTTGCCATGAAGCTTCTCACGCCTGCGATGCCATCGAAGATGCTATTGGTATGGAGCATGGCGGCGAGCCTTCTGCCTACCTGATAGGCTGGATTGCGTCTTGCATCAACAAGGCTCGTTTGGGTATTGGTGATTTCGTTGAAATTAAGGATAGAGAAAAATAATATTATAAAGAAGATGTCTGAACAGAAAGCTAAAAAAAAAATGATTGCATGGCGCAATGATTGGTGTCTCTTCGCCAAAGAAGTCTTGAAGGTTCGCCTTGACGAAGAGCAAAAGGCTATATTGCGTTCTGTTCAAAAGAACAAAATGACAACGGTAGCCAGTGGAACTGCAAGGGGTAAGGACTTCATCGCTGCCGTAGCCGCTTTATGTTTTCTATACCTCACTCCTCGCTTCGGCAAGGATGGTAGTTTGGAAAAGAACACCAAGATTGCCCTTACAGCACCGACAGGAAGACAGGTAACAAACATCATGATACCAGAAGTGGCACGTCTATACAAAAAGGCAGGCTTTCTGCCTGGTCGTTTACTGTCGGATGGTATCAGAACAGATTACGAGGAATGGTATCTGACAGGTTTCAAGTCTTCTGCCGACAACACAGAGGCTTGGTCGGGATTCCATGCTGTAAACACCATGTTCATCGTAACAGAAGCATCCGGTATCTCGGACACCATCTATAATGCAATCGAGGGTAACCTGCAAGGAAACTCTCGATTGCTATTGGTGTTCAACCCAAACGTTACTACAGGGTATGCAGCCAACTCCATGAAGTCTCCCCGATTCAAGAAGTTTAGATTATCATCCCTCAACGCAGAGAACGTAGTAAGCAAGAAAAACATTATCCCTGGTCAAGTTGACTATGAATGGGTAGCCGATAAGGTCTCAGCATGGGCACAGAAGATCAGAAAGTCTGAGTTTGATGAAGGTCGTGGCGATTTTATCTGGGAAGGTGGATATTATACACCCAATGACCTCTTCCGTGTTAAGGTTCTCGGTATGTTCCCTAAGGTCTCAGAAGACACCCTCATACCATACGAATGGTGCGAGATTGCACATAGAAGATGGAAAGAACTTAAAGATAGTGGATTTATTACTAATAAGCCAGTACGCTTAGGTGTTGATGTCGCAGGTATGGGGCGTGATAAGTCTTGCTATATTCCACGACAAGGAAACTATGTTCCAGAAATCAAGTGCCACAATTCGGGCGGTCATGCGGACCACATGGCGGTCGCAGGTCAAGTCGCTCACTACCTAAGTTTGAGTCCCAAGAATAAAGCATTCATTGATACCATTGGAGAAGGTGCTGGAGTTTATTCAAGGCTAATAGAGCAAAAGTATCTAACTGCATTCTCTTGTAAGTTCTCGGAAGGCGTAAAGAATAAACATGATGTGACCGGCTGTTACTCTTTTGCAAATATGAGAGCTTATCTTTTTTGGTGTATACGTGATTGGCTCAATCCAAAGAATGGATTCTTTGCGGCACTCCCACCCGATGATGAGATAGATCAAGAGTTATGTGAAGTACATTGGTTATTCCAATCCGATGGTTCAATCATCATGGAACCAAAAGACGAAATCAAGAAGCGACTAAAACGTTCTCCCGATAAGATGGATGCTCTTGCCAACACCTTCTATCCATACGACTACGATAGAGATAATGATTTGCATTTATTGAATAGTATAGTATAAATTTGCAAGATACAGAAAAGTTTTGTAACTTTGTGGATTGAAACGTTCTTTTAACGTTTCATTGCTCTTAGTGCACTCCGACCGTGAGGTTAGAGTGCATTTTTTGTTTTATAAAGTATTCAAAAGTTAGCAACCGTAAAACACCTAAGTATTTGAGTGCCAATAAGTTAAACAAAGTTAGCAAAAAGCGTTTTAAGCCTTAAACGTTTGGTCAAAAGTAAAAAAATGACTACCTTTACACCATCAAAAATAAAATAATAATAATTAAAAAGATAAGAGCAATGAAACAGATTTTAGTTAAAAGAATTTCAGAAGAAAAGAAAGCAGTTTATGTAATAATAAACGGGATTACCAAAGGTTACAGAACAATGGATTTCAAAGATGTCCGCAAGATGCTTGCTGCAATCAACATGTTCCAACGTAAGTTTGGAATGACGGATAAGGATATTGTTTACAGTTTTTAATTAGGAGGAAAGCATCATGGTTACAATCATCAACAAGTACACAGGAGAAGAGATTTGCAAATATAACAATGCACTTGTAAGCGAAGCAACAGAAGATAGCTTCATCGCCAACGTTAAAGGTTCTGGAACTTTCCGAAGCAGATGGAATGCAATTGTAGACTACTTCTTGCCAATCGGTCAAGGAAGATATGCAAGCACTCAATGCTTGTTAAAGGAACAGTTCGCAGTGAAAGAATGTTTGAAAAATTAATCAGACCTTTGCAGATAAGGACTTCATTGTTTCACGCTAAATGTAACAGCATGGAAAGAAACTGCACAACAATACAAGAGCTGAAATCCGTAACCAAGCAGGTTGGCGGTGATGAGTGGGAAGACTTCTTTTCACTCATTAAAAAAGGCTCATATAGCCTTTATGGTTTTCATCAGTTTCTCAATGATAAACCAGACTTATGCTTATTAGGTAAAGGCATAGAAGACTACCAAACTGCCATTAAGGAAACATTAGAGGAAATCGGATTGAATGATGGTGACATAAACGGACCAGGAGGGAATCATCTAAAACTGATTGTAGTCGATCAGATAGGATTCATAGTCTATGAAACGGAAGTTATGAATTTTTAAAAAAATAAGATAGAGCAATGGAGGAGAACGTTATAATAGCAATGGATGCCGAAAAGGCTAAAAAGATAAAAGGCATACCTTCAAATTGGGAGTGGGAAGATATTCATTACTTCCTCATTACAGAATTGGGATTTAGTTTTGATGTTGTTTTCAACTATATTAAAGATATAGAGGAGGTATCTTATGAAAGATAATACAAGAATAATCAAGTACGACTCCATCACGTCATACGTAAAAAAGGTTGGTGTAGAAAATCTTAGCAACGAAGACCTTATCTCTGCAATAATCGGTATAGATACGTTAAAACAAGACAACAAACCAATAAGAGAAGTTTTTGATGGAAGTCGGTCGCTTAGAAACATTGCAAAGAAACCACTATCTGAATTAATGGCTGTAAAAGGTATAGGGGAAAAGAAAGCTATTGCATTACTTGTATCGTTCGAAATTGGCAAAAGGCTAATGAGAGATGAATCGGAAGAACAGCAATGTTTAGATAGTGCTTTAGCTATAAAAGAATCTATGTTACCTTTCGTAAGGGACTTAAATAACGAGGTTGCATATGTGTTATGTATGGACAGAAAATTCAGATTGATAAAAAGAGTAATGCTGTCAAAAGGCGGATTCACAGAAACTGCTGTTGATGTAAGAGATATATGTAAACAAGCGCTTCTTTGTAATGCCACAGTAGTTGCAATAGTGCACAACCACCCGAGTGCTAGTTGTCTTCCTTCTATACAAGATGACGCAATAACAAAGCAAGTTAAGGATGGTTGCAAAACGATGAGATTACACCTTGTTGACCACGTCATTATAAGTAGCAAAGAAGGTACATATTACTCATACAGAGAATCAGGAAAATTATAGGTTATAAGCTGGTAAAATACTACAAACCTATAAATACATACTAAAGGAAATTAAATTGAACATAGAAGATATTTTGCATGTTTAAGTGCATTTTTATTGTATCTTATCTTTTAAGGGAGGGCTGTGAGGTTCTCCCTTATTTTATTGAATGACAAATAATTTCTCACTTTTTTGAAAAATTATTTGTTGATTAAATAATATTTTGTATATTTGCATCCATAAAGCGTGTGAAGATGCACGTGACAGAACTTTTCGTAACATTGCTCTTACACCGAGTTCTACGTTTGGTCTGCCTGCATTTCGCTCGCAGACCATTTTTTTATTAAACATAACTAAATAAGCAATGAACAGGTATTACAGAAAAGTTATTGATGCACTGAAAACCAATCGAGACATCAAGACATTGGGGTTCAGTCGAAAGGAGTTAAAGGGTGTTGCTGCTAATATTGCCAACAAACTGCAACTCAAAGATGATGCTACTGACGAAGAGGTTAGTGAAGGGATTAGTGACGCAATTGATGACGTCTTGCCGTTACTCCAGTTAACTCAGTCCGCAGTAGACCGCCAAGTCTCAGAGTATAAGAATACTCACTCCGCCCCAGATGATGATGTTGTTACAGATGATGAACCAGATGATGATGACGTGCCAGCACGTAGAAGTCCGTCACAGAAGGGCAAGAAGGGCAAGAAGGATAGCGATGATGATCAGGATTCCGCTACCCTCAACGCAATCAAGGAACTTACGAAGGCTGTAGCTACACTCCAAGGCGATGTAACTGCATTGAAGTCGGGCAACACCACAAACAGCCGCACCGCAAAGGTAAGGGAGCTGCTGAAGGACACAGGTAAGTTCGGAGAGCGTGAGCTTAAATCTTTCTCTCGCATGAAGTTTGAGAACGAAGAGGAGTTTGAAGACTACCTTGAGGATTTGAAGGAGAATATTGAGGAAGAGAACAAGGAAAGACTCGAAAAGGGTCTTGATGCGCTTGGGCGAATCCCTGCTCCCGATACCAAACCTCAGCCAGAGGAGGAAGATAAGTTAATGTCTGATGATGAAGTCAAGAAGCTGGCTAAGATGTAATCATCTATTGTTTCACAAAAAAATTGTTAGATTATGGTAGCAGAAGACTACAAGCCAAAAACCAAAGGTTACGACATGGGTAAGGACGCTGTGGTTATCCGTCAGTACCTCGGTGGCATTACGGGTGGTAGAGCACTCGACTATGCTAACTTCAAGGATGAAGTTATTCAGGCAGGTCACATTATTGTCCGCAAAAAGGTGGAAGGTGTCTATGAGTATTCTCCACTTGAAACCGAAGATGGCAAGTACAAAGACAAGGCTAGTGATGCAGAATTTGCAGGTGTTGTCGTTCGCTCACGCATGAAGGGTGAAGCGGTTGCCATCATGGATAATGGTCGCGTGAATGATGTCGCAATGCCTTATCAGTTCAAAGACGACACACAGAGAGCCGCCATCAAGACCGCTCTCCCAAGTCTTATTTTTGAGCACGACTAAGTTATGCTCTAGTTTTTAATTTAAAAGATTGTTTATATGAACGAATCATTTTTTATTCAGTTTATTCGTGCTATCTTCCCAAAACTTAGCTTGTATGTTAAGGAAAAGGAGAATCCAAAGGAGCGCACCTACCTCTACAAGGAGATGCTTACCGATGTGTATTCTCCCGACCAGAAGTGGGAAGGTTCATCAGCTAAGACCACATATGTAGCTGCCGACATCGTTGAGATGGATTCGGAAATTCCATTGAAGAAGCGTGGTCAAATCGCAACATCTAATGGTAAGCTGCCAAAAATTGCGATGAAAAAGCCTCTCCTTGAGTCGGATATTAACAACATCAACATCATGAAGGCTCAGTACGAGAATCTCGTAGCAAGAGCCAACTCATTCCAGGCGCAGGGTTTGGTTGAACAGGCAACATCAACACGACAGGCAGCAGAAACTGCAAAGGCTCGTATCATCAATAAGCTTATGAATGATGGTGTCGCTTGCTCGGTTGGTCTGGATGAGCGTAACGAAATGAACTTCTTGGCAGGTCTCTCTAATGGTATCATTGCTGTTGAGGATGTTGACAATTCGGGTAAGGCTATTCGTGTTGACTATGGCTACATGAAGGCAAACTGCTTCAAAACCGAGACAAATGGTGTTACCACTCGAGAAGATTTTGAAAAAATCTTCGATAAGGCTAATGCTGATGGCAATACCATCATTCAGGTTATGCTCGCTAAGACGCAGCTTAAGAAAATCCGCAAGGAGCAGTGGGCGAAAGAGCTTGTTGCAGACTTCGAGGGTAAGACTTATACCGAAGACACCAAGCTCAAGAAGCCATCAGAATCAGCTTTCTCAGAAGCATTCGAGGATGAGTTTGGTGCATCTATCAAGGTTATCAACAGGACAGTGATTATTGAGAAGAACGGAAAGCAGCATTCTCTTAAGCCGTGGAATGAGGATAACATCATCTTCATCTGTAACACCAACGTAGGTTCTTTCGTTTGGGGTACTCTTGCCGAGGATACCAACCGAGTAGCAGGTGTCCAGTATTCTAATGTTGATAGCTACAAGCTCATCTCAAAGTACTCCAAGAATGATCCATCTTTGCAGGAGGTTACTGCAGGACAGGCTATCTGCTTGCCTGTAATCGAGGATGTAGACCAGATTTACATGCTTTCTACCAAGTCAGAAGAAGTAGATACGGAAGCCGAGTCTACCGATACTGACGACCAGTATACTACTTACAAGGGTAAGAAGTATAAGAAGGCAGACCTCATCACTGCTTTGAAGGCAGCTGGAGCCAACGTAAAGGCTAACTCAACAGATGAGACTTTGATTAAGGCTCTCAACTCACTCAGTGAGGAGGAGGAAGCAGGTGTTCTCGCCAAACTTACTCCAGCAACTTAAAATTTGAATTGATATGAAGACAATAAAGCAGGCATTGATTGATGAAATCCACTACCCTATCCCTTTAGGATTCGTAGAGAATAAGATGATAGAACGTCAGCTTGATGGTGATGATAAATATACATTCGAGGTCGCTCAGTCCAAGGAATGGAAAGGTGCGCTTGCTGACTGTCTGTACTCTCTCATTCAAGCTGTAAACTTATCCGAGTCAGACAAGAGCATTGGAACACTATCTGACAAGGATAAGGAAAAACTGCTAGTTCGAATAAATGCTTTATACAAGACCATCGGTGAGACTCATGCACTGGGGCAACCGATGGTCTATATAGGAGGTTAAGATATGGCTGTATTGGATTTCGCTGCTCATACCCTAAATTACCTACATATAACCGATGGGTACGAAGACGATAACGGAGACTATGTTCAAGGCTCAGAAGAATGGGTGGAGAACTATTGTAAGTGTGATATTGTCCCTGCTGGTAAGGCAAACGTTATCACTATCCCCGATGGTTCGGTCAAGAACTATTCCTACACCATCTACAACCTTCCTAGAGCATGCCGCGATTTCGAGTACGGAGACAAAATCCGTGTGAAGCTTTACGGAAACGAAGTGAAGGAATTTACCGTGCTCGGCTTTCATCGATACCAACTGCAATGTAAAATATGGGTATAAAACTCTCAACCTCTCAGTCTGCGCTCAATAACTTTTTCGAGTCCGCTATGGCTATAATAAAGCAAGAAATCCTCACAGCTTATGCCAAGCTAGGAGAAGAATGTAATGCAAGGATAAGAGACCGCTCGGCAGAAGAAAGTTGGATAGACCATACTGGAAACCTTAGAAGTTCCATCGGCTATGCCATCTTTGACTACGGAAGGAAACAAGTAGAATCAGCCTTCGCTTCCATAGGCAGTGGTTCTAATGGTTCGCAAGAAGGAAGGCAAATGGTAGCTAACCTAGCCAAGGAATACTCGCAGGTTTACGCGTTGGTAGTAGTCGCGGCTATGAACTATGCAGATTTTGTAGAAGCTAAAGAAAATAAGGATGTGCTTGCATCCACTGAGTTATGGGCTCGTTCTGTCGTTGACGGAAAACTAAAGCTCGCTGTGGATAAAGCCGTAAGTAGAATCAATCAGATAAAGCTATGAAATCGGATATTGACATCAAGGATGATGTGTACAACATTATCTCTTCGTCTAATTTAAAGACTACTGTAACTGGTAGTCTTTGTAAGCGAGGAAGGCCGTTCTATGGCACAGATAAAACTGGCAAGGAAGATATTTGCATCTCCGTGATAGCAAATCAAACCTCGCAAATCCAAGAAGCTTTCGTGAATGTAAACATCTATGTTCAAGACCAAGCTATCGCAAAAAATGGCAATACCAGAAAGGAAGAGAACACGGCAAGACTCCGTGAGTTGTGCCAACTCTCTTTCTCCATCTTCGAAGCAGTTCATGGACCAGACTTCCGCTTATCTATGAACGAGCAGAGGGTGATAGCTTGCGAGGGCACAAGTGAGCACATCATTAATAACAAATTATTGTATCAAACCATAAACGATTAAGATTATGTCAGTAATAACATGGGGAAAACCAACCATCTATGTTCGTGACCTTAGTTCTGAAACAAACAACTGGAAGAAGCTTGACACTCCAAAGGAGGGCACTACCCAGTTGAACCCTACCAAGGGTGATACTACAGAAGCTAAGGAGGAAGGTGGCGGTATCGTCGATTCCAAAACTGCAAAGTCCACCTACGAACTCGTCTACCAAGAGTTTATCAAGAAAGGCTTACCTCAGCCATTCCGTACTATTGATGGACTTATCGAAGGAAATTATGCTATCGCTATACAGCCGGAAGATGCAGATAACCCTGGTGTCTATATCGGAAAGTCAACAGTTAGCGTAGAGGAATCATACACATCAGAGGATGGAGCTTTGATGCAGTACACCCACAAGGCTCTTATACCAGAGGGTGACGAGGTAGCAAAGACCACCAACAAAAAGGGAGAGACCGTATATTGTCAGTTCCGTTGGCGTATCATCACCGCGAAGAAGGCTAAATCTAAGGTTGATGAATACGTTCTTACATTCAAGCATCCTGCAGGTGCTACAGACGTATCAACGGAGATAACTGTTCCTGCGAATGGACTGGTCGAAGGCGGTTAAGATAATATATTGAATTCTTTTCTCCCTTCTGCCGATTGAGGGTTATCAGTCGGCAACCTACCCAAGTAGCTCAGTTGGTTAGAGCGAGACCAAAGTCCGTCACATTAAATCCAGTTGGCCTTTAAAAAGCTGGTTGAAAGACGCAGGTTCGAGTCCTGCCTTGGGTGCTAAAAAATATATTGACTTGTGAAGAATGACATCGAAATTGGCACTAAAATCGCCATGGTGTTAACAGATACACCAATAGGCGTACAGATAGGTAGAAGACACATGTTCATCTACCCTCAGACTATAGGCAAGATGTATTTGACAGCTCCATTGGTAAAGCAGCTAAATATCAAAGATGATAACCTAAAGCTGAATCCTCTCATTGAAGCACTCCGTGTAGTAAATGAGAATCGAAGTCTATGTTGTAAGCTAATAGCCTATCACACCCTTCAAAAAAAATCCGATATGCTCAATTCACGCATATTGAAGGCAAGGGAAAACATCATCTTCAAGTTCTGTGATAACGATGATATAGCAACCCTTCTCATCGCCATACTATCAGACAATAAGCTTCATGACATCATCATGGAATGTGGGATAGACAAGGAAGCGAAGCGCATGGAGAAGGTAAATCAAGCAAAAGATTCCAGTAATCAGTATGTCTTTGGTGGAAAAACCGTTTGGGGCTCTCTCATTGATGCAGCTTGCGAGAGATATAAGTGGACCCTTGACTATGTTCTATGGGAAATCTCATATAACAACCTCACGCTTATGATGAAGGATAAGATAACTTCTATCTATCTATCTGATGAGGAGAGGAAAAAGGCTCACATACCATCGGCAACAGAGAATGTCTTTAGCGGAGACAACGAGAAGGACATCTTGGAGCTGATCAGACAGAGTGAAGAGAATCCAATTTAACCTCCAACAGCCAAAGAATGAAGGTTTGGAATGGGAGGTGCACCTTTACGTAATTGACAGTATAAAAAAAATGGCAAGTATCAAGTTTGACATAACGGGCGATAACTCCTCCGTACTGAAAGCCTTTCGAGGGGTGCAGGATGGGGTGTCTCAGACAGCAAGGGTTGTCGAGCAGCAGGGTCAGAGCATTGAGAATGTTTTCAGTCGCATCAAGTCTGTTGCATCAGTGGCTTTTGCTGGATTCACGGCATCGCAAATCATCAGCACGTTGGGTACTGTCAGAGGAGAGTTTCAGCAGTTTGAGATTGCTTTTGAAACCATGCTCGGTAGTGGACAGAAGGCAAAGGGAATGATTTCAGACCTCGCCAACCTTGCTGCTACTACTCCTTTCGACATGAAGGGAGTAGTAAATGGCGCAAAGCAACTACTCGCATACGGATTTGCAGCCAACGAGATTACCGAAACCATGAGAAGGCTCGGTGATATATCTGCAGGTTTGGGATTGAACCTGCAAGACCTCACTTGGTTATATGGTACCACGATGGTGCAAGGTCGATTGTTCACAAGAGACTTGATGCAATTCACGGGTCGCGGTATTCCTTTGACAGAGGAGCTTGCCAAGCAGTTCGGTGTCACAAAGGACAAAGTGTCAGAGTTGGTAACAGCAGGTAAGGTTGGCTTTCCAGAAGTCAAGAAAGCTATCGAGAGCCTTACCAATGAAGGCGGCAAGTTCGGAGGATTGATGGAAAAGCAGTCTCACTCTATTACAGGACAGATAAGCAATATCCAAGACACCATCGAAATGGCTATCAATGACCTTGGCACGCAGACGGAAGGCTTGATGAATGATGCTTTGGATATCACATCTAAGGTTATCGACCATTGGAAGGAGATAGGTGAGGTTATCCTTGCAGCCGCATCTGCCATCGGTCTTTATAAGGCAATGGCAGTTAGTATAGCAGCCTTTGACACAGCAACAACAAATGCAGGATATGCAGCCGAGTTGTCAGCTCTTGAATCTTTGCTCCCTATGAAGGAAGAAGCAAAGAAGACAGACCTAGAAGAAGCAGTAGCCAAAGGTCAGTTATCAGCAGCACAAGCAGAACTAGTTGCTTCCAAACGTGAAGAGGTTGCGGCTTACGTTGCCGAATTACAAATGCAGGCGAAAGCAAAAGCAGATATTGCCACCGCAGCAGCTGAGGACGTAAAAGCGTTAGAAAATAAGCTTGCGATGCAGGATAACGAAGTTCAATCACTGCAAGATGCTTATGATGCTTTGCAATCCTATACCGATGGACAGAAGGTAGAGACAGCAGAAATTAAGCTCAATACTGCCGTAAACGAAAGAAACAGCATCGCAAAACAACTCCAAACGGCAAGAGAAACCGCTGCAACCGCAGCAACGGAAGCAAATACTGCTGCCAATACAGCTAATACAGCATCCCAAGGCTTGAATACAGCAGCTACAGCGAGAGACACTGCAGCAAAAGGAATATGGGCACAGGTCACCTTGCTCTGCAAAAGGGCGCAGGACGCATGGAATGCTTCTATGTTCTCCAGCCCTCTGTTTTGGATAGCTGCCACCATCGCAGCAGTAACCTATGCCGTATATAAGCTAGCTACCGCAGAATCTGCACACGAAACGGCTGTTAGAAAATCCAATGAAGCATGGGATGAGTTTGATAACAAGATCAAAGAACGTCAGCAGAATATCGAAAGCCTTATCAGAACTATTCAGTCTGAAACGGCTACAGAATACGAGAAGGCTGAAGCTTATCAAAAACTCTCCAACCTTGCACCTCAGTTAACGGAGCAATATTCACAGGCTCAGCTTGCGTCTGCCGACTTTGGTAAGACGCAAAAGGAAGTTGCTGAGAGCATGGATAAATTGAAGTACGACAAGGCTGTTGAGGAAGTGGAGAAGTATCGAAAGAAGGTTGAGGAACTTCAAATGCTGCTCAAGACGGATGCTGCCAATAGTGGTCAAGGGGGCATTGTTTTCTCTTCACAGCTAAATCAAGCTCAAGAAGACCTTGATCAAGCGGAAGAAAAGCTTTCAAACATCATCCAGCTTCGAGACCAAGCAGCCGAGAATGCAAAGCCTATCGAAGTTCGCCTGCAAGAAGCACAGGAGAACGAAAGTGTACGTCAAGAAATCTTTGACTTCTACGATGAAGCAATGACTTTGGCTAACGACTGGCAAGCAGCCAACGAAACCATCAACTACGCTACAGGTGAGAGCAGATTAGATGCGTTCATCAATAAGGCGCAGAAAGAGATAGTGGGTCTTCGTGAAGACATCAAGAATAGTCCTGCTGATTTGAATCTCCGAATGCAGGAATCTGAGAAAACAAAGGTTCTGAACAATCTCTTAGCTATGAAGCGCAATTGGGAGGTTACAGGTGCAACGGCCATTCCGTTGATTTTTAGGGCTCAATGGAACACTGCTAAACAATCCCTCGACCAAGCCAAAGGAAAGGCACAAGCGTTGGCTAATGCAGGTTCTACGGAAAACTATCAGCAGGCTTACAACGAGGCAGAGCGTAAATATAACGCAGATAGGAAGAAAGTTGCTGCTATGGAGAAAAATAAGAGCAAATACACCGCAGCACAATATGAATCTGCAATACAAGACTTGAAAGCATCCAAGGATGCCTTCTCTAAGTTAGGTGGCGATGTAAGTGGGAAAGTGGCGAGAGCGGCAGAAACAGCACGTAAGACTCGTATCAAGGAAGAAAACAGGGCTGTCAAAGTTCAAGAGGAGTTAAACAACCGCTTGAAGGCTTTGCAGCAGAAAAATACAGATGAGACCATCTCCCTCATGCAGGAAGGAACGGAGAAGAAGCTTGCAGAAATCAAGAACGACTACGCCAAGCGCAAAGCCGAGATTGACAAGCAGGAAGCCGAGTTCAAGAAGAAGAACAAGGAAGCTGGCAAGAAAGAAGCCCTTACCTCAGCTCAGTCCGATGCACTCAATAAGGCAAGAGACCTCGCTACCAAAGAATACAACAAGAAGCTTGATGAGGTCAACAAGGAAGCCCTCACCTCTATGCGTGACTACTTGAAGGAGTATGGTTCTTTCTATCAACAGAAAAAAGCCATTGCTGAGGAGTACGAGGAGAAGATTGCCAAGGCTCAGACAGAAGGCGAGAAGAAAACTCTCCAGCAGGAGAAGAAGAAAGCTCTCGCCAACTTCGACTACGAAAGTATCTCTATGGGCATTGACTGGAAGGGTCTAATGAGTGGTGTAGGCAATATGAGCAAGGAAATGCTCAAACCAATGCTTGAAAAGCTAGATGCTTATACCAACACTGACAAATTCCAGCAAGCCGATACTCAGACACAGCAGAAGGTTGTTGACCTCATGCAGGAGATTCGTACCTATCTCGGCACTGATCAGAATGCAACGTGGCAGAACCTTGCTGCATCCATCAGCAGTTTCAATCAGTCTATTCTCGAATATCAGACAGCAGTCAAGAATGAAGAACTATGGAATGCTAAGCTAGCCAATGCCGAGAAGGACTTGAAAAATGGTAACATAACACAGGAGGCTTTCGACAAAATCAAGAAGTCCTCTGACGATGCAAGCCAAGCTGTAGTTGATACCAAGAACAAAATGAACACCTTCGGCATCAAACTCAACTCCGCTACTGAAGCCGTTACGAACTATACTTCGGGTCTCACCGCTGCGCTCAATAAGCTCGGAACATGGAAAGGCAACGAAGGGTTCTCGGAGGTACAATCTGCGGTTGGCAACATAGATGCCTTGAAAGGTGCTCTTGACGAATCACTCTCCACTATGGGCAACGGAGTAGCCAAGACAATGGGCGCGACAATATCGAAAGGTCTAGGAAGCACTCTCGGTTCCATCGGAGACGGAATAACCAATATGATGGGTAGTGCCCTCGGTTCAATCGTTGGAGTGGTGGCGCAGATACCGAAACTCATCCTCAATCTCGCAAGTTCCATCAAGAGCTTCGTGGCCGGTATTCTTGATTCGTTTACTCAGTTGCTTCAATTTGAATGGCTCTCTGACCTTGTAGACAGTATTCTTGATTCTGTTGGGAACCTTATAGATGCCATCTTCGACCTGCCAGAGAATCTTTTCAAGGCATTAGAAAGCATAGTCGTTGATGGTGTAGGTGGTCTTCTTGACTCCGTTGTCGGTAGAATCGGTAATGTACTCTCATTTGGAGGTCTATCCTTGGCAGGTCCTTCTTCATGGTTTTCAAGCAGCAATGCCAAAAAGGTCAATGATACCATCGAAAGACTGACGGATAGAAATACCAAATTGCAGCAATCCATCGAAGATTTGACTGATGCAATGGAAAAATCCTATGGTTCAAAGGCAACCTCATATTATGAGCAAGCTTACAAGAATCAGGAGGAGACGAATCAGAATTACCTCGAAATCGCCAAGGCGCGAGCAGGCTATCACGGTAAACACCGCTCATGGAAGCACTATTGGAGCGGCTTCGATGATAGTGAGATGGATTGGATCAAGAAGAACGTCAAGTCTGATTTCAATGGTGACCTCTTTTCACTCAGTCCAGAGGAAATGAAGATCCTTCGTAGCAATGTTGATATTTGGGAGCACATCAAGAACACTGGCAAGGGTAGCTATGGCGAAAAGTTTACAGATAAGTTAGATGACTACATAGACCAAGCGGGCAAGCTGGATGAGCTATCAGACAAGTTTAAGGAAAACCTTACGCAAATTTCCTTTGACAGTATGAAGGATAGCTTCATATCAGACCTTATGGATATGAGCAAGGGAGCAAAGGACTTCACTGATGACTTCGCTGAAATGATGCAGAAGGCTCTTCTCTCCTACTCCATGGAAGACCTCATCAACGGCGACTTGAAGAAGCTCTATGATGATTGGGCAAAGACTATCAAGGACAAAGATGGAAATCTTACCGAAGCTGATATAGAAGCATTCAATAAGCGTTACGATGGTATTGTCCAGGAAGGCGTGAAGAGACGTGATAATTGGGCAAAGGTAACTGGTTACACCGGTTCTTCATCCTCATCACAGACCGCAACAAGCGGAGGATGGGCATCTGTGGGGCAAGATTCAATAGACGAGTTGAATGGTCGTTTCACAGCTCTACAGATAGCAGGAGAAAGCATTTCTTCAAACATGCTTACCACCGTGGCGCAGATGGAAACAATAGTGGCTACTGGAATATCAACAAACGGAGCAGTATTGGAGATAAGAAACATGATGATTATGACAAATAGCTATCTCGAAGACATCGTTAAGTATTCAAAGCTTACCTACAATGACTTCGGAACCAAGCTGGATGATATGAACAGAAGATTAAAGGATATTTGACCTCTATAGGCTTTTCGCTCGTCAGCCCTTACAACTATACCCAACAATAGCAAAAGCGGCTCACAGCGAAGCCTACGAGGTTATTTAATGATTAAATAGTTATGCTTAACGGACAACTTTACATCAATGGCAAGGATGCCTACCTTACGTGGGGCATATTCTTAGATGAAACCGCCCTGAGTACGCTCATGACTCCTGCACCAAACAAGGAGTTCATCAGCAACAAGTATCGCTCAAAGGACGGAAAGTCGGTTATCAAACACAATCCTAGGCTGGACGAGAGGGAGATAACGCTGCCTTTCAATATGACCGCCAAGGACTCTGATACGTTCATGATGAACTATGCTAAGTTCTGTGAAGAGGTGCTTGCCAAGGGAGAGTTGGTTATCCGCACCCGATTTCAGCCTAATGTGTGGTACCGGTGCATCTATCTCTCCTGCACACAATTCAGTCAGTTCATTCGGGAAATGGCAAAGTTCAGCCTTAAGCTTAATGAGCCAGACCCTAGTGACAGAGGTGAAACAAGTAAATATACAAGCTTATGATTCAGATTAAGAGAAACAATAAGGTATTCTTTACGCTAGAGGACTTCGGAGAGGGCTCTAAGCTGTCGTATCAGCTTATGGACCATCACTACACCATCTTGAAGTTCACTACGGCTACACCTGTATACTTCGAGATTGGTGATTCTGTAGAGATACCCGACTTTGGCTATTTTGAACTGACATCAGCATACTTCCCTAAGCACAATGATAGTGATGGCTACGACTACGAAATGCAGATGGATGCCTACTATATGGCCTGGAAGAATAAGCTTTGCAAGTATCGCCCTCAGCACGGAGCAAATGAGACATCTTTTAAACTCACTGCTACAGTAGGCGTACACATGAACGTTATACTCGGCAATCTAAAGGCGCTAGGGCTTACGTACAATGGCAAGGAGTTTTCTGTTGATTACACTACATATAACAACAAGGCTTTCGACGTTCAGAAGAGATTCTTGATTGAGTACGGCTCTATCAGTATTATTGATGCTCTTAACTCCATCTGTTCCGAAGACGCACTCAACTGCGAATGGTGGATAGATGGCTCTATTATATACCTTGGATATTGTGAAATGGCAGGACAGACAACATTTGAGCAGAATGTTAATGTGCTGTCTATGTCCTATTCGGAATCTAAGTCAACTTATATCACAAGACTGTACGCATTCGGCTCAGATAGGAATATTCCTAAAGGATATTTCACTGGTGCCGATGCGGACGTTACTACCGATGGTATAGCTACCGATTACCTTATGCTCCCTAATAAGGAAGTAGATAGTGATGGTTTTTATGGCAAGGATGGTTACCTGGAGAATGTGAATGTCGTAAAGAGCGACAAGCAGGCTATAGAAGGTGTCGTGATGTTTGAGGACGAATATCCAAAGGTGGAAATCGTAGTCAGCAGTATCAAGACCTACGATAGCACCGTTGATAACGATGATGGTACGAAGACAACACAGACCTTCTGGCAGGTCACGGCTACAGATTCTTTTGCTACAAGCTTTGAGCCTAGTTGGATAAAGAGAAATCTCACTCTAGGCATCAAGTTCACTAGCGGTGCCCTAATGGGGATGGAGTTCGATGTTAGTTTCAAAGTTATTGACAAGGTGAATTACTTCGAGATTGTTGCTAATGACACTTACGGAAGAACACTTCCCGATGGCGTTATGTGTCCGAAGGTTGGTGATAAGTTCTTCCTCTTCAACTGGGATGCAACAAAGATTACAAATACGGACCTCATTCCTAAAGCTCGGTTATCTCTGTTCAATAGAGCGAAGCAGTACTACCAGAAGACCATGATCAGCAACTCAAACTTCACTTGCACGATGGATGGTGAAAAGTTCTACAATGATGGGACATACGATTATCATCCTATCGGTGAGCAGGTAAAGCTGATTAATGATATGTTTGCGCAGGTGGACGCGGATGGCAAGCACTATCGAAACTCTCGTATAATCGGTATGGAGATACCTCTAGACATACCTTATGACCACCCTCAGTACACAGTAGGCGAAAAGGCGGCTACTAGTCGGTTGGGAAAGTTGGAAGATAAGGTTGACTCCATCACTGTAAACGGAATGCAGATAGGTGGCACAGAAAGTGGTAACGGTGGAGGAGTTTATGTTATCGGATTGAATGATACCACACCAGAAACCGACAGCAATGTTTATTCTGCACGTAGGATACGAAATAATTTTCTCTCTAAGACAAAAGACGATGTTGCACAAGGAATAATTCGTTTTGTCAAAGGTCTGAACTTCGGTGCAAAAGCAGCAGATAACCATCTCGGCATTTCCTCCGCCGGCATCGCAACCCTCAAAGAGATTGTGTCGGCTGCGTTCCGTTCGGGTGCGCTCGGCTCTGGCTTTAAGCTTGGTGATTATAACGGAAGTGGTGACAGTTACTTGGAGGTAGACCGCCTCCTTGTGCGCAAGGCGGCGGAGTTCGTAAGGCTCGTAATCCGAGAGCTTCAAAGCGTAGGTGGTGAGATTGTTCTGTCGCCTGCTGCCATGAAGATTAGCAATGTGGTATATTTCGAGAAAGGTGTGTACCTTCCCGAATATGAAGCTCTTCCTCTGCGCTACAATGTTTACCGCTGTTACTTCTCGCAGAAGAAAGGCGACGAGGAGATAGAAAACCAGTTCGTCGAGGACGACCTCGTGCGCTGCCAGACGTTCAACGTCAAGGAGGGCGTGAATGAGAACGTGAAGAACAGATACTACTGGCGTAAGGTGTACAAGGTAGGTAAAGATTTCATTGATGTGCTTGCTGATTTCTGCGATACTGGCAGCGATATTCCGCAGGCAGGTGACGAGCTTGTACAGATGGGCAATACGACGGACACGGCACGCCAGTCGGTCGTTGTTTTGTCGGCATACGGAGCGGATGCGCCATCGTTAAAGATGTACGAAGGCGTAGATAGCTACTCGTTAGAAAACAAGGAGGTCTTTGTCCTGTCACGTCAGGAGATGTTCGCCATTGCCGACAAGTTCAGGTTCGTTACGCGCAATGCAAACGGCGAGATAGAAAGCACGCAGTCGTTCGCGGAGCTCGTAATGTCCGTTGATGGACTCAGAATAACGGTCAACAGAAACAAAGAAGAGCTTGACGGACAGATAACAACGATTAACTCGCAAATCACACAGACAGCAGGCAAAATCACTACGCTTGCCAACGAGCAGACTGCGATGGGAAATAAAATATCAAAGATTGAGCAGACAACCGAAAAAATCTCGCTACAGGTTGAAACGACCACGAACTTGAAGAACTGCATCGTCGGCTCAGCCCTGCGTTCATGGGATGACATCGTGAAGATTGCTGCCGGTCTCTCGCAGGCAGTGAATATAATAAACGGTGGCGGTGTTGGCGGCTCAAACTACGCAGTATTCAATGCGCAGGGAGCGACTGCGAACACATGGACTGGTCTATACTTCAAGGATGTGCGTGTGACACCTGGCAAAAAATACACCTTCAGTATTTGGGTGAAGGTTGTAAGGACAATAGATAACGGTGCGTATTACACAATCAAGCGTTTCGATAATGGTGTAGAAGGCACAGTTATCAAATCAGGAAACTATCCCAATACTATTGGTGACTGGGTATTATACACGTGCCAAATAACAGTGCCCAGTGGTTGCTCAAGGCTACTGATAGAAACAGCTATTCGCAAAAACGGTACTATCAATCTGTGTCGTCCGATGCTCATGGAGGGCACAGAGTATGGTGGCTGGAGCCTTTCGCCTTACGACAAGACGGAGGCAGGCAAGTTGGAGTCCAACTTAAAATCTACGGGCATCGACATCGAGAACGGCAAGATAACGGCAACGGCGGATAGGTTCGAGATACGTAATAATAGCGGCGAGACAACCGCGAGCGTGAACGAGAAAGGTGAGTTTGAAACGTACTCGGGCTTGTTTTCGGGCTTTGTCAGAAAAAGGCTGACAACGATTACGCCCAACAACATTGACAAGTACCTCTCAAAGAAAAAGCCTATACAGAACGGTTATGTGACCCTTGACTTTGTGGCGGCTGGCAGTTACATAGAACTATCGGGAAACTTCGGCAGCAAACTTGGAAGCGCATACCCGGTGGTGACTCTGCCATTTTACCAGCCGGCAAACACGGCATGGAAAGCCCTTGTCTCTGACAGCCTAATCGGCGAGGCTTTTACACCAAAAGGCGCAGCGGCATATCTCGGGCAGACATTCATTATCCGCAACAATACAAGTGGAAGTCCTACAACGACTATCAACCTCGTCGGCCACACGTCGCTCGTCGGCGGCAAGGACATATCAAAACCATATTGGCTTGAACGAGGGTGGATGGCGATACTTACATGCGAGTTGGTCTACGTGCCAGCAAACAGGACCTACAGCATCGTTTGGAATGGATACAACGTGCCGTTCGAGTCGCCAACGGCGCAGTCTGACGACGGAAAACCGGTAAATGACGGCGGTGAGCAGGAAGCTATGTCTGACGACCCGACAACAGAAGAAGAACAACCAAAAGATTAAGATATGAAGAAAATAGTAAGAGGTAACGATTTTACGTTGCGCATTCCAGTAAAGAAGATAGTCAATGGTGAACAGGTATCGTTCCCGTTGACCGATTGCACCGACATCGCGGTGCACGTCGTTAGCAAGTACAAGCGTACCGCACTCCCCTTTTCTATCGACAAGGAGTCTAATGATGTGCTTTTGGCTGATGTTGACGGCACGACACTATCGTTAGGCACTTACGCCTTGGAGGTGACGGGCGTATCGGAAGGTGCCAACTGGCGAAGCTATGAGTACGAGCAGTTCGCCATCGTGGACAACAACGCAAGCAGCGATACCATTTTTGAAGGTGGCACTACCGAGGGCGACACCAACATCGAGGGCGATAACGGAGATAATGCAAACAAGGGCTGCATGGATGTAAAGATTGAAGGCTTTGCCGTGGATACCGCGCTTGTTGTCCTTCCACCCGTGTCTTCGCGAGCAACCATCATTGAGCTTATTGCCCACGCCGACGCTGCCATTGCTGCGGTAAGGGAAACAGAAGCAGCCGTCAAGGCGAACGAGGATGTGCGTGTTGAAAACGAGTCGCTCCGCCAACGTGCTGAAGAGCAGCGTGCAGAGAGCGAAGCCACACGTCAGACAGCGGAGGAACAGCGCATGGATAGCGAAGCTGAACGTGTAGCCAACGAGGAAGCGCGAAAAGCCAACGAAGAAGCACGTGTAGCAGCCGAGAAGCAGAGAGCGTCTACTTTTACAGAGCTTTCGGAGGCTGCAAATGCTGCGGTCGGCAAGGTCGATGAAGCCGTAAAATCCGCCAACGCCGCGATTGACAAGGCAAACGTCACAGAGAGCGAGCGTGCCGAAGCCGAAAGACAGCGTACCGAAGCGGAAGCTACACGCAACCGCGAGGAGGGCATACGTCAGGAGTCGGAAACCGAGCGTGTACGACAAGAAACAGCGAGAGAAGACGCAGAAGCAACTCGCCAGAACGCAGAGGTGGAGCGAGAAAAGAGTGATGTCGAGCGTGAGAAACGTGTGTCCAAAGCAATATCCGACACGTCTTCTGCTGCAAAAACCGCCACTGACGCAGCAGCTGTGGCAACAGAGACAGCCAAGAAAGCTATGGTTGCGACTACAGAAGCGGAGAGGGTGAACGCCGAGCTAAGGGGCAACGTGCTCGTAGTGACCGATAGAAATGGCGATGTCAGCACTCTTGACTTCGAGCAGTGGGACTTGGAGGAGCGAGTGAATATCACCATGACGACATCTGTTGCTGGAGTAAGCGTAAAAGGCGTAGCGGTAAATGTCTTCCTTAATGGCTCTTCGGCATTCACGAAGTACACCACGGATGCTGACGGCAGGGTGTCGTTCGCAATTCCAAGAGGAACGATGTACAGAATAGCTTTTCAAGAGCTGAAAGGCTGCGACCCACTTCCTTCTCTTACCTATACCGCCGCATTGAGAGTACGCGACATCAACGTGGAGTACAAGCCGATAAGCGATGAGAAAGCCTCTGTGATAGTAACGATAGACAAAGCGGAGGACGGCAAGGTAATCCCATTTGGAGGTGTGGCGGTAACCTGTGCCATTGATAATGGCGATACCATAACGACGGAGACAGACAGCGAAGGAAAGGTAACCTTCCGTATTCCATACAACAAGAAGTACAAGATTACCGTTGCACAAAAAGATGGCTATTATGCTTTTCGTGGTGTCTATGAGAAGAACAATGTGGCAGATGTGGCAGAACATAATCTTTACTTTCACTATTACCCTACTACGTCAGGCGTGTTTATTCTTGACGCTACAGGCGCACAATATACGGCGGATGAATGGTGGGCGGCTGGCAAGACCGCAGAAGAAGCAGTTCTCATTAAGCTCGTGACGCAGAACCTCGCTAACAGCAACAACTGTTTCGGTTTCTCGCCCGCAGCCTTGCAAGCTGGCTATCCAAACAAACAATGGTGTACACAGAACATACAGTTTAATAACATTCCCTTAAACGGCAATAATGTAAAAGATGCGCTGTATTACGATGGCGTAAAACAGTCAAAACTTGTGCGCGAAGAAGCGGAAGAGCGTGGATTGTCTATACCGCTATTCACTTACGCCTATGAGCAGACGGTGAACTTGGCGGATGTTCAGCTACATGGCTTTATTTTGGCGATTGGACAGACGATGGAAGCGAATGTGAACAAAACCCTTGTGGACGAGGTGATAAAGATGGTGTATGGCGGTAACGCAAAACTGTTCAGTTCGCTTTTTACTCAGAATAAATGGACATCGACGCAGGCCAATGCCACGGGCGCTTGGTTCTTTAGTTCCAGTCCGCGCGGCCACGACAAGTCGTTCAGCACCATGGCTCTGCCGGTCTTCGCTTGTTAATCTCTTTTTCTCTTTATCTCTCCGCTCACCGCCTGCGGTGAGCGGTCAACAAGAAAAGAGGGTAAAATAAATATATAAAAACATATAAAAATGGCATACACGGAGACTTTGTTTATCTACAAGGACACTTATCTGCTCTGCAAACTCCTGCTTCAGTACAGCAAGAATGTGAGTCGCATCATTAGATATGGTGCTTACGAAATTACTATCAGCAAGGCTTGTACAGCTCTTGATGTCGTAAGACGTATCAACGAGAGCTTTGAGCATAGAGAGGAAAACTTGCATGAATATATCTTGCTTATGTCGGAAGTCAAATCGAGAATCAACCTCTTCGCCGACGCGGATTTCTTGCCAGTCAAGACTGCGACAAACCTTAATTATCAAGTGGATAAGGTACTGAAAGAGGCGTATGGCTGGCGAAAGACAGAGCGGAATCGCAAAGGTGAGAACCGTGGAGTGTGAACAACACGGGAGAGCCGTCACGAATGTGACAAGGGGTGTTGACACGCAACTCCGAATGGAGAAGTGTTCAGACCGCAAGGAGAAAACACCGAGAACGCAGAACAATGCCACGAACGCTTGGAACTTTAGTTCCAGTCCGAACAACAACAACAAGTCGAACAGCAACATGGCTCTGCCGGTCTTCGATTATCCATAAGTGACGATACTCTCCGTGTGTGCCAATTTAAACGATAGAAAAATAGATATAGATACGAAGTGAAGGAATATGTCACGCTCGATTTTGTCTACGAGGCATATAGGGATTGTCGCAAGCATAAAGGCTCAACCGAGAGCCGCATGGAATACACGACAAAATATATTGCCGAGAATTATCTTCTGTATAAGGATCTAAACAGTATGACATACACGATAGGTGAGAGTAAAGCCTTCTGCGTTACAAAGCCTGTGCTAAGGGAGGTGTTCTGTGCTAAGTTTCGTGACCGCATAGTGCATCATCTGCTTGCTTTGAAGTTCGGCGATATACTCGACGGAGAGTTGACAGACAGAGCTTATGCCTGTCGCAAAGGCAAGGGTACCGACTACGGCATTAATGATGTTCGGACACAAATAGAACGGATAACTGACGGCTATAAGCGTGAAGCGTGGATATTGAAGTGTGACCTACAGGGTTTCTTTATGAGCATTGATCGCATGTTGCTATACAGACTCCTCGAACGCACGATAAGAGAGAAGTATGACGGAGACGATATAGAGTGGTGGCTGTGGCTGTGGAAATTAGTTGTGTTGCACGACCCGACGAAAAACTGCATCAAGGTGGGCGATTTAAATCTATGGAGTAGACTGCCGAAGAATAAATCGCTGTTCACCTGCGGAGAGGGCAAAGGTCTACCAATAGGCAATCTTCCAAGCCAACTGCTCGCCAACCTCCTGCTCGCCGATTTCGACCGAGAGGTGATTAATAGGCTTGGAAGAGATGGAGGTTACGGCAGGTATGTGGACGATTTCGTTGCGATACATCCCGACAGATGTTTGTTGCACACTATATTACAATGGGCGCGAGAATATCTACACACGGAGCTTGAGTTGACATTGCATCCTCGAAAAATAAGCCTACAACGGGCAAGTTCTGGCGTAAGGTTCACGGGGACAATGATACGAGGGGGCGGTTGCTTCCAAACAAGAGAACGGTAGAACATCTTTATCATGCGATAGACGAGTTCGGTATAAAAGAAAATCCGCAAGGCGAAGAGCTTATGGGATGTGTTAATCGTATTAATAGCCTATTTGGTCTGCTGGTACATCGCAATACGTACAACATAAGACGCAAGGCGTGGTGTATGATGCCACACAAGGATAGAGTCTATTGTGTCAATATGAAGAAAATTAAAATCAACAATAAACACAAATAAAGAATATGAAGAAAACGATTGGTTTTGTCCGCACGTTCATCCCTGCGGATTTGTTTAAAAAGGAATATGCGTTGGGAGGTCTAACCATTTATCACATCGACGAGCAGTTGAATGTTGAGATGAACGCATACGAGTGTTGGGAGTGTTCGGTACGGAGTGGCGAATACGCGCAGGACGAGGTTATGGCTGCGTTCGAGGAGTTCAAGGCAAAGCTCGCAGCGTCAGAGCTTGCAACTGCGAAGGCGCAGAAGATAGCGGAGATAGATGCCTACGACACGTCCGACGCAGTGAATAGTTTTTTGGTAGACGGCACTAAAATGTGGCTCGACAAGGCTACACGTGTCGGTCTTATGAACTCCACTACTATCGCTCAAAGCTCTGGGTTGGAAAAGGTCACATTATGGTTTGGCGATACGCAACTAATACTCACCTGCGACAAGGCGATAAGCCTACTCTCTGCCATTGAAATGTACGCTGTCCAGTGCTTTGACACCACGGCAAGACATAAAGCAACAATAGGCAATCTAACGACCGTTGACGAGGTAGAGAAGTATGACATCACGGCAGGCTACCCCGAGAAATTGGAAATAACAACATACGATTAACAACAAAATTCAAATATTATGGAAGTAAAAGTAAAGCGAATAGCAAGAAAGGAGACATATACCATCGGCAAGATGTACGTCGACGGCGCATACGTCTGCGACACGCTCGAAGACAAGGACAGAGGGCTGACATCTAACATGTCGGTTGCGCAGATATGCGGAGTTAAAATCAAGGGTGAAACCGCCATACCGACGGGCAGATACCTCGTCGATATGAAGACGGTATCGCCACGCTTCGGAGGTCGGGCGCAATACCAGTTCTGCAGGGGTAGACTGCCAAGGTTGTGCAATACGATAGGCTTCCAAGGGGTGCTTATTCACTGCGGCAACACCGCGAAGGACACGGAGGGCTGCATCCTTGTCGGCGAGAATAAGGAGAGGGGCAAGGTGCTCAACTCAACGGCGACGTTCCGTAAGGTGTACGCGAAGCTGAAGGCTGCGGACGAGAGAGGAGAACAGATTTATATCACAATAGAATAAAGGAGGCGAAATGGATACAGTATTGCAGATTATAACGTTGCTTGTAAGCAGCGGCATCGTCGGACAACTTCTCTACTACAACTCTCGGAAACGAAAGGAAGCTGCATCTGCGCAGAAAGATGAAGACGCGAACGCAATGGCTTATGCTCAAGAATGGCACAACCTTTACGACCATGAGCATGAGGAGCACATTGAGGAGCGCACAAGACTCAACAACAAAATAGACTCGCTCTACGACGACATTGGCAAGCAGCGTGCAACCATCCGTCAGCTCAAAGACGATAAGAACACGCTTCTTATGAGAATGCGCGAGCTCCAATGGAACGAGTGTACGATAAATGGGTGCATGAAGCGAAAACCACCACGTGACTATGGGAGAGAAGAAACGGATTAATAATAATGTCAAAAGTAAAAGTGTATGGATATAAGAGGAATACTGATGTTGCTGAACTGCATCATATTGGGAGCAACAACGCTCTTTATTTTCTACAAGGCAGCGCAGCTCGATATGGTAGATGAAGGCTACGACGAGATTAAGCGAAACCGACAAGGCGCAATCGGTTGGTTTGTGGCTTCGGTGTTCGTAGGCGTTCTTGCACTGCCAGTAATGGTGCTGCGTGAGGTTTATCAATGGAAGCGTTATAAGCTACCGAGTATTGAGTGGGATGATATTTGTCGCTACGGCTTCACTATCATCGTCGGCTCGATGCTACATCTACTCCTGCTTGTTATGACGAGCTGCACAACTCCGAAACCTGTTGTGTTGGAGCGAGTGATTCACAAGACGGACACGTTGTATAAGACCAACTACAAAGCCGATACGTTCCGCGTACACGACTCAATATATGTCGAGAGCTACATGATAGGTGATACAATATACAAGACAAAGAACGTATTCAAATGGCGTGACAGAGTGAGCGTGAAGACTGATACGATATACAAGTCTATCCTGCGAGCGGACTCAATTCCAGTGCCGGTGCCAGTTGAGCGTAAGGCTACATGGTGGGAGCGGACGCAGATGTTCGCAGGAAAGATAGCGGTCGGAGCGGTGGTACTATGCTTAATCTCGCTACTGCTTTGGCTGATACACAGAAAGAGATAATATGTTGATTGGTTAGTTATTAGTTTTTTAGTTTAAGGTAAATTGTTTTTAGGAGCCTTGCCCGTCCGTGATGGATAGGCAAGGAGTTTAAGTAAACTACCTATGAGCTAAAGACTTGTGGTTTTTACGAGTTTAAATAAACATAAATAAAGACAACAAAACATACAACTTTGAAAATAAATGACTAACTTGCATTGCAAAAACTAATAAACGTTACGTTAAACCAAAAAAAATCACTATGAACGAAGATGATAAAAGGATGTTTCTTGCTCTTGTGAAGGGTAAGGACATATCGCTTTCTATGTTAATATCCAAATGTTTTGACCATTATTTTCAATTTATGCTGAGA